AAAATACTGGACAAACTAATTGGCTAGAAAACTACAACTAACTAATATGAAGAAAGAATTTTTAAAAATGGCTGGTGTAGAAAATGAAAAAGATTTCTACAAATTGTTTCCAACAGAACAAGCATTCTTTGGCATGTTTCCTGAAGCTAAAAAACTAGTACAAAAAAGGTATGGTGGTTTAGTAAAAGCAGTTGGTGGGTTTAATGTTACAAGTGAAAGTACAAGACCAGCTGCAACATGTGGCAAAGGAGGTTGTAACAATCCAGATAATTTTGTTGATAATAGGATGATGAATATTATTAACAAACAAAAAGAAGCAAAACCTACAACTCCTTGGCAAAATATAACATCAAAAGTAGGACTTGAGAATGAGAATGAGATGTTAAAAAAAGAATGGGAGCAAACAAGTAAAAATTATCCTGGTTTAACATATGATGAATTTTTTGCTGCTAATCAACTAGAAAGAAATAATAGATTAAATCAATCTCAATACAATAACTATTTTGATGAACAAGGTAATCCAATAGAAGGGAAAGATCCTCGTGCATATTCTTCACAACCTTATATTCCTTGGGTGAGATCTACGTTTAATAATCCCACTCCAAGTCGTGAAACTATAATGAGATATTTTCAAGACTACAAACTAAATAAAAATGATATAGAAAATTTAGTTAATGAAAGATATACTCCTAAAAATCAAATTGCACCTTCATATTTTAGAGCAGGTGGTGCATTAACTCAATTTCAACCAGGTGGTAGTAACGCTTCGCTTCCTGGTTATCTTCAAGTTAGAGATAAACAATATGGTAGTCAAGGGGATATAGTAAACAGAGGAATGAGTGTTGGAACAAAAGCTGCAATTCAACCACAAATTAAAGAGGAACAAGTTGTTAAACAAATAATGAAAAAAACAGGAGCAAGTAGGCCTGTTGCTCAACAAATACGTCAACAACAAACACAGAAAAAATCAAATGTAACAGTTGGTCAAGATAATAGAACAGATTATGAAAGAAAGGTTGCGCAGCAAAAAGTAGATGATGTTAATAAATATAGAACAGAAGTACTAGGTATTCCTGAAGGAACTACACAAAGAGATTTAGATGAAGCAAATAAGTATAAAGAAAGATTAGGTAGAATATTAAATGTTGGTTTAACAGCAGCACCTTTGTTAGAAGGTGCACTTTCTTTAGGAGCTAGAGCAATACCAATGGCAGGTAGAACTGCTAGTAGACTTGTAGCACCAACTTCTACATCAACAAGACAAGCTACAATACAATCATTTAATCCTAAAACTAAAATGTATGAAACTAGACTTGTTGATATACCAGAACAGATTATACCAGGAAGATCGTTTGAAGATGTGCAACATAAAATACCAAGTTTATTAAAGGATTTAAAAATTGGTCCTGTAGAACATTGGTTTAGAAAAAATTTTAAAGGAATTGGTAAATCAATTCCTACGAATAATGACCAAGGATTAGTTATAGATCCAACAGGTAAGATATGGGATAAAAATACAAGATATTGGTTAAATAGACTATATGGACATACTCCAGATCCTTTAGAGCTTATTAAACCTTATCAAGGTCAATATAGTAGAAATTTTGGAACTTTAATTTCTGAAAGTCCTAAACCTAATCTGACATCGGGTAGTTTTAATTTTGTAGGTAAAAGTGGGATTCAAGGTCAACCTTTACAATCTGGATTATTAAATACAAGGGATCTTGGACAAATGATTCGTAACCCAAAACAATATTTTACTAAACCTGGAGGACCTCAAAAATTTGAAGTAAACTTTGATGAAATTTCTAGAATGAATAGAGGTGAAATAGATCCTTTTGGTGAAACAGGAAGATTTTTTACTTTTGGTGAAACACCATCTAGAGTTATTGATTGGGGTAAAGTTGGAGAAACAGCACTTCAATTAGGACTTGGTACAGGATCAGTAGCTTCAGGAGCATATTTAGGAAGTCAAAGAAATAAAAAACAAGATGGTGGTTTAGTAAAAGCACAAGATGGTGCAGAATATACAGGTTCAAGTATTGTAGACTATTTAGCAACAAAAGGGTATCAAGGATCTAAACCATTTAGAGGACAACTTGCTAAAGAATATGGTGTTGAAGGGTATGATTATTCGGCAGCAAAAAACTTAGAGCTTCTTGAAAAACTTAGACAAAATCAAGATATTCTTTTAGCTCATCAACAATCATTTACTCCAGTTAGTGTTGAAACAATTGAGCAATTGCATGCAAAAAATAAAGCAGGATTAGATAGACATTCATCTCTTCCTGGAAAAGAAGAAGCTAGAAGTAATTATAATGCTGATAAACTAAATGCTCTTTTAGATATTGCTACTATGGACATTAATAAAGGAATGGGGACAATGCCTCAGTTTGGTTTTAATAATGCTTCTCAATATGCAGCAATGAATAAAAAACCAAGTGTCTCTACTGAAGAATACTCATCTGATCCTACTACTGAAGATTACACTGCAGATCCTGGTGGTTATTATAAAACCATACAAGAAGGTGAAGAAGCTTTTGTTCTTCCTGAAGTGGTAGTTACATCACCTGTAACTAAAAAACAAATTCAAGAAATTAAAGCTAAAAAAGGAGCAATGGATCAGTTTAATAAATATTTAGATTATTCTAGAAGTTTGCTTCAAATTCCATTTAGACCTGGTCAACAACCTATTTCACAAAGAAAAGAAGAATATACTGAGTTTGATGTATTACCTGAAGAAGGTTTACCTAATAAACAAAATCAAAAAAACAACTTAGGTTTTTTTGATTATTTAAATCTTGGTACTAAAGCTGCTGGACTTTTTTTGGGTGAATTTTTAGATCCTACTAAAAACATAGAAAGAATAAGCAGCGGTGTTAATGATATATTTCAACTCGGTCAAAATTATTTTGCAAGAAAAAATGCACTTAAAGAAGGTGATGATCTTAATAAATCAAAGTCAACAATTTCAATTCCAAAAGTAGAAAAACCAGTTGTTAGTCAATCACCATTAGTACTTGAAAGTACACCATATGCAGAAGGTAGTGCAATAGAAATGTATGATAAAAATGAAGCGTATGATAAAAAGAATAAAAGATATATTACAAAACCATTATGGCTTGATCTAAGCAGTTCTAGTTTAAGATTAGGAGCAAGAAATAGAGGTAGTAGATTAGGTGATATTAAAACGGAAGGTTTTGTTATAACACCATTTGCAAAAGAATATGGAATGGGTGAGGGGTATACTGATAATAATGGTACAAATACAATTAGAAGATACAGCGATAATGAAATAGCAGATGATAAAATATACGGGGGAATTGATGCTGAAGGTAAATTCTATTTAGATTATGGTAAAAATTTGAAAGGAAAGAATTTAGAAATGGCTGATTTTAGATCTGCGGAAATTACTGGAATTGCAAAAGAAAAGAATGGAAAATACATGTATAGTGATGCTACATCTAATTATGAGGTAGCAAGAACAGCAATGGCTTTTGATGAAAACGGTAATCCAACAGTTAATTTAAATATTTTAATTCCTAAAAAACAAATTGATAAAGGTCATGAATCATTTGGAGCTGTTGGAGGTGGTAGGTATATTTTAGCTACACCTGATTTAAAGAAAAAAGTACTAGTTGCAGGTTCTTTAAAAAATATTGATGACTATGTTGAACAGTTTAAAAAAGCAACAGGTCTATCAGTAATTAAATTAATTCCACTTGATAATGGTACATTTGCTAGAGGTTTGTTTACAAAAGATGGCGTTATAACAAATAAAGATCAAAATAGATATGATAATTTTAATCATACAGGTGGAGCTGCTTTTTATTTAAAACAAAAAAGACATGGAGGATCTGTTCTTTCTAAAATGCAAGGAGGAGGAACACCACCTAATTGTGATCCTGGTTATATGCCTGATCCAAATGATCCTACAAAGTGTATTCAAGATCCTAATATTTTTGCTATGTTTAAACCACCATCTATGGATGATGAGACATTTGGTGATCCATTTTCTACAACTTCAACTACAACTACATGGGTTCAGTGGTATAATCAAAATTTAGCAAACTCTGTTATTGATCCTCCAAGTGGAAAAAGTATTATGGATATGAAATGGGAGGGTGATCCTACATACGATCCTTCTAAGGAAACAGATATGTATGGTAATGTAATAACTAGTACCACTACAAAAGCTCCTAGATATCTTTTTGGTAAGTTTGGAGAATGGATGGATAAAAAAGGCGCAGCTGCTTTTACTCAAGTAGCTAAAGGTTTAAATACAGGATTTGCTCTTGGTAATAGACTTGCTGCTGAAAAACAACATAGAGATTTTCAAAAAAGTTATGAAAAGAATTTAAGAAATAAAATATTTACACAACCTGTAATGCCTTCTGTATCAGGATCTAGAGGAGACTATACACAAACTGGAGCATTTAGACCTAATGAGTATACAGTAAATAAAGGAATGTACACATCTAATATGCCAGGTGCAATAGTAGGTACACAACAGTTTGCTCAATTTGGTGGAGGTATTATTGGTGAGCAACTAGTAGTTCCAGAAACTGAATTTTCTCCTATAGTTACTCCTGAAGTTGTTGTTGAAACACCTGCTTCTTCTGTTCAACCACAAACTACAAATACAACAACAACTCCACCATCATCATCTTCGTCTAAACCAAAAAAATATAATTTTGCTGGTGTAAATCCTGTGATAGAACAAACATGGGATGAAATTCTTAAACAATATGCAGGTGTAAGAATGTCTGGTATATGGGGTGATAAAAAACATAGACAAAGAGAAAGTGATCATAATACAGGTAATGCTCTTGATATTGGTATAGTTAACATTGATCAAGGTAATAAGATTGCTGAACAGATTATTAGTCAAGCAAAAGAAAAAAGAGTAAAATATGTTATATTTAATAGAAGAGTATGGAATCCACAAGAAGGTTGGCATAAATATATACCCACTAAAGCTAATGGCAATAATCCACATACCACTCATGTTCATATAAGTTTCTTTCCCTATGAAGGAAAAAAGAATGATAAAAAAACTGGAGAAAGTATAGCTTTAACACATAACAATCCTGGTAACATTCACTTTGGTAAGTTTACAAGTCAATGGGGAGCTGAAAAAGGAGCGTATGATAACAAAGGACATGTAGCTAAATTTAAATCTTTAGATGAAGGATGGGATGCACACAAAAAACTTTTGTCGGGACCAGATTATAGTGATTTTACTATAGAACAGGCTAGGAATAAATGGGTTACTGGTGATCCTAATAAAATTACTGATTCTTCTAAATTTATTTTAAAAGAATTAGGAGTTGGTGCTAATTTAAAGATTAGAGATTTAACTCAAGATCAATTTAATAAACTTGCTTCTTTATTTGTAAAATATGAAGATAATATCTTATATAAAAAAATGAAAGATCTTAAAAAATATTTTGAATTAGGAGGAGAAGTGAGTTATAATGAAGGTGAAGAATATGATTTAACAGAAGATCAAATAAGACAAATTCTTGAAAACGGTGGTGACATAGAGTATATTTAAAATATATTAAAACAAACAATATGAAAGTTAGAATTACAAGAGCTCCTCAAAAGATGGTTTATGGTGGACAAAAGAAACACTCACTTGATATAGTGAGAACAACGATTGATGATTATGATCCTGATTACAATGATGTTGAAAGAAAAAACACTCGTAGTGCTGATCCTAGAGAGGATTCAAATGTAGAAGTTGAAGGAGGTGAAGAAATTAAATATACAACTGGTCCATTACAAAAAGCAGTGGGTCCTAATCATAATCCCGATCCTAATAAAGAAGGTGGTGTTCCTATGAATCTACCTGATAACTCATTTGTTTATTCTAAAAGAAAAGGAAAAATGGGAGTGAAAGGTAGTGTTCTATCTCAATTTGGTAAATCAGAAAAAGATAAAAAAACTTATTCTTTTGCAGAATTAGCTGGTCAATATAGACCAAATAAATATTATGATATTCTTCAAAATGATAAAGCAGATCCTTTACAAAAAGCAACAGCAGCAGCAATGATACAAAAATATGATGATAAGCTTGCTAGTCTAGCTATATTACAAGAATCTAAAAAAGGTTTTCCACAGGGGATTCCAGAAATTGCTAAAGAAAAATTTGCTAAAATGCAACAATATATGCAACAATCTCAACAACAACAAATGGAGCAGCAACCTCAAGATCAAATGATGCAACAACCACCTATGATGGGTCAACAACCTATGGCTATGTATGGATATAACACTATGAACTATGGAGGATTTGTTCCTGACTATAGTAGTATAGGTGATATGTATAGATATCAAGCTGGTGGATCATCTCGTAGTCAAGATAAGAAGATAGCTCAATACATTTCTGTTTATGCTCAACTAACAAAAAAGTCTGAGGAAGAAATATATCAAGCACTTCAATCGCTTGGTCGTGCACAACAACAAGAAGCATTGCAAAACATTATGCAAACTGTTGAAGACGTTATTTCTCAACAACAAGGTGGTGGTGGTGGAGATCAGCAAATGATGCAGCAACAAGATACATCGGGATACTATAGTGCTCCAGGTGGAGAACCAGATTATGCTATGCAACAAGCTCAAGAAGAACAACCTACAGAAGAAGAAGAAACTCAACAAATGAGAAGAGGAGGTTCTTATAGTGGTACATATTATCAAGGAACATATTTTGCTAATGGAGGATCATTTGTTCCTACATATGGAGATAGTTCTTATAATGATCAGTTTGGTGGTGAGATATATGACTATGATAACTACATGCTACCAAAAGCTCAAGGTGGATTACAATCTCCAAATAAAGTGTCAAAAAAAGATTTTGAAGCTAAAGTTGCTAGTGGAGAATATCAACGTATACAAGGAACTAATAAAGCAAGAAAAGGAAATACAGTTATTGAGGTAGCTGGTACATACAAACCAGGTACACCAGGATATACTAAAAAAGGATCACCTGGTAAATCAGTTGAAGTTAGAGGAGCTGTTTCTGGTGGTAAACCTGGTAAAGCTTGGGAAGATTGGATTAAAGCACAATTAGCAAAAGGTGTTACAATAGAAGAACTTGCTAAAAAGGGTCATGGTACTGTTAGTGGTTTACAAAAATATAAATCATATTATAAACCTATACAACAAGCAACACCAGATGAAGTAGTTCCTGAAACAAAAGGTACGTGTCTTGATGAAAAAGGTAATCCTGATCCTACATTAGAGTATAATGAAAAAACAGGAAAGTGTGAAAGAAAAAAAGAAATTCAAGAATATATAACATATGAAGAAGGTGAAGAAGGACCTAAAGCAGGTGATGTAACTGGTGGTAATTTTGGTGGTGGTTATTATGGAATTCCTTTTCAAAACACATTAGGAATAATGGCAGCTGCTGCTTATCCTCCTCTCTATCTTCGTCCTTTTTACGATGAGCCTCAAGGAGTTATACCTAGACCTACATTTTATGATCCTGAAAGAGAACTTGCTTCAGCACAAGAAACTGCTAGAGGATTAGAACAAATGGCTGGTATGATCAATCCTCAAGCTGCTGGAGCTATGGCTAACTATATACAAGCAAATGCTGCTAAAACATCAGCTGACACTATAGGAAGATATCAAAATCTTAATGTTGGTGTGGCTAATCAGTATTCTCCATTGCAAGCTCAAGTATATAATTCTCTTGCTGCTCAAAAACGTGAAACAAGAAATAAAAGATATACGGGTGAAACTGTTGCTGCACAACAATATCAAAATGCTATGCGTAAATATGGTACTGATTTTGCAGAAACGCTTGGTGAAGGTATTGAAGCAGGTATTAAAAAAGGACAACTTTATGATACATCTAAATATTATACATCAGATCCTTTTGGTAGACTTAGACTTAAACCAGGTGTTAATGCAGCTGATGCTATTATGGGTTCAACAGCCTCTGGTTCAAACATGTCTTCTGAATTTTTAAAAGACTACGATAAATACAAAGGCACAATGGATAAAGATGCTCTTAATCAATATCTTAAAATAAAATATGGACCATCTTCAAGACGTGGATCTTCTTCAGATGATGATGTAGCATTTAACTTTGGAGCTAGCGCATATCCATTTATGTCATAAACCTTAGAAGTTTAGTTTTAAACTTAGAAAATTTTATAGTATATTTATAATGTAACAGTATGGCAACTTATATTCCCAATATTACAGACGTTTTTCCTGAACCTTATATATACAAACCTGATTTAGCATTTTATGATAAAATGCTTCAAAGGAAAACTGCATTGTATGAGGAAGGTATTTCTAAAGCTAGAAGTGCTTGGGAATCAGTACTTAATGCTCCTCTTTCTAATAAGTACAATATACAAATAAGAGATGAGTATATTAAACAAGCTAGAGCAAATCTTCAAAAAATGGCTGGGTTTGATTTTGCTCAACCTCAAAATGTAGCTGCTGCTCGTGGAATATTTGCTCCTTTTTGGGAAGATAATTTTATTGTAAAAGATGCACAACTTACCAAAGCTTATCAAAATGAATTTCAAACTCTTGAAAGTTGGAAAAATAGTGATGACCCTAAGATAAGAGAACAATATAGTGGTGTTGTAGCTAAAGATCTTCAGAACGGTTTAGATGTTTTGATTAATGCTAATAGAACAGATGATGATTTTTCAAAAGTACAAAAGCGTAAAGCTATTCCTTTTACTAATATTGAAAAATATTTAAATGAAGTTGCTGGTAAAGATGGTTTAAAAATAGTTTGGGATGAGACAAGTGCTGATGGTGCATATTTAATTAGTACAGAAAATGGAGAGAGATCTAAAAAACATTTTGCTACATGGGCTGAGTCAATGATAGGTAATAATTTCTATGAGCAATTTAGTGTAACAGGTAGAGTGGAAAAAGAAGAAAGATACAAACAATACAAAAATCAATTTCCTAATCTAACAGATGCTCAGATTTACGAAAAAATGGCTGATGATGTAGTAGGTGAGTTTGATAAAGGATATCAAAAAAGAAAAAATAATGTAGCTGTAGAAATTGCTAGAATTAATGGGTTATTAAACGCTCTTCCAAAAAATCTCACTCCTGAATATCAACAAGCTGCGTTACAATATCAAAAACAAAAAGCTGAGTTATTAGGAAAATCAAATGCTATAGATAAAGAATACGAAATTAATTTTCCTAAAAATTATCAAGCCCAACTTAAAAACAATATTATTTTAAATCCTGAAGGTTTCTTTGGTAAACTTGCTAAACAACGTCTTGTAGATAATTGGTCTACAGGTGTGTCTTCATTAGAATCTAGAAAGATTAAGCCTAATGAAACATATTTTAAAGCACAAGAAGCCCAACTTAATCAAAGAAAATTTGATTTAGATGTTTTAAATTATGAGTTAAATAAACAAGAAGCAGAGTGGAAACGTGACCAGGATTTGTGGGAAAGAGCTAATCCTAATAAAAAAACTGATGGATCTGGTGGATCTGGTGGATCTTCAGGTGTAACTACAAATGCATTAGGTCAGTTAGTAGACAAAAAAGGAAATGTTTTAACTGAACCTATAAAAGGAATTGAAACAGTAACTGGTGGTAGATATCTTGGACTAGGTACAACTAATGTTATTGAACAAGGAACTGCTGCTGAAATATTTGATAGACGTCAAAAAGAACTTTTTTATAGTTCATATAATCTTGCATTTAGTCCTGATGGTTTATTATATTTTGCAAAGAATGGTTTAGGATTAACTGATGCTGAAGTAGCAAGTATTTCATCAGCTTTTGATAATGAATTAAGAGGTGGTCTGTTTAATCCAGGAGCTCCTGATTATAAATTTACACCTGAGCAAGCTGCTGCTTCAAAAAAATTAGAAAAGTTACTTATTGAAAATAAATATGTTAAAGAAGCTGGTATAACAAAACTTACAGGACCAGGAACAATGCGTAATGCTTTAATTGCATATACGCAGGGTTATTTAAAAGATAGAATGGATGAGGCTAAAAATCATATTGGTGCAGATGGAAAACCTCAACCATTAGATTTTATGTTAACAGCTCAAGAACAAAAAGCATTAATTAATTATAACGTTGCTAAAACAAACCTAGAAGTTTATTTGGCTAATGAAGAAAATAGAAAACAAATATTAGATAAATATGCAAAAACAAATCCAGCAGAAGCAAATAAATATTTTACTAAAAAAAATGATGGTACATATGAGTTACTAACTTCTGAAAAACTTGCACAAATATCTGAAGTTAAAGCATTTAAAGATTTTACGTTTACTACTTATGCTGGTGTTCCAATTATAGGTGCAAATTTACCAATTCAGGTACCAAATATGTTTAATATTAAACTTAAACCTGAAGCAATAGCTCAAGCTATTTTTAATAATAAATTTAGTTATAAAATTATTGGTGGTTATAAAACACCTGTATCTACAGATCCAACAGCTTTAAAGTCTATTCAAATTGAAATGAATGGAGAAACTCTTTATGCACAGGAAAAAGATCTTTTAAAACTTAAACAGACAATAGATAACTTTACTGATAAATTTGGAGAACCTTGGGATTTTAGAAAAAACTATAACAAAGTATATAATTCAGTAGTTCCCAGTTTACAATTTTTTTCAAGTCAAACAGGTAAAGTGGGGACTAACTTTAGTTATTTATTTGATCCAGAAAAAAGTACAAGAGATGGTGATAAAGCATTTGCTCTTTTTCAAGAAGTGTTAGAACCTGCAAATGCCGAAGTTTATATAGAAGAAAGTAATGGAACAATAAGAGAAGCTACTATTCCTGAAATGGCTGCAATAAGAAAACTGCAACAAAATGAAAAACAAACAGAACAGTATTTTGGAGGTTTTAAATACAATACAGCAGGTGGTGGATTAATAGCAGGAAGAGCAAATATATCTGTAGATTTTGGAGCTATTACTGATGGTTCAAAAATTGTTTTAGGAACTGAAAAATTAACAGATTTGGCTGGCAAAAAATTTGTATTTGCAATTAATGAAGGAAGTCCTAGTTTAGGTCCGAACTTACGTGATATGCCTAAGAATTCTGGATATTATATTTATCAAACATTATTAAGAGGAAAGCAATTTAAATCTGATGATATGATGAATGCAACAGGTTTTAATTTTACATTAACTCCTGATAGAGATGGATCTACACCTCAATCTATGCCTAGTACAGTGAGGCTTAATTTAAAATATAATGTTCGTATAAACGAAATAGATCCTAAAACAAATGAAATGAGAACAAGACTTGAAGAAAGACAAATTACTGATAGAATATTTAGTCTTCAAGAAAAAACTCCTGATGAAATTGTTTTTGAAATACAAAAGATTTACTATGATAATTTAAAAGCTAATTTTGATCTACAACAAAAGTATGAAGAGTATTTAAAAAATAGAAAAAATACTCAAAATACTGGAGGAGGGTCGCCTTCAATAATTAGTAGAGATTTGTTTTTTAATCAAAATGGAATTAATTTAAAATAAATAAAATTAATATAAAGATATGGATTTTGGTACTGGTATAATTCCTGAACAACTACAAGGTGCATATTTAAGTGAGCCTGAACTTCCACTTCCAGATAGAGGTCCAGATATGTTGGATCTTATTAATACTAGTATTAACGATGGTTTTGGATATCAACCACCAGCTCAACTTGATCCAGTAGAAAAAGGTTTGCAATCATTTGAAAATAAAGCACCTTCAGGCACAGCTATGGCTGCTCCTGTATTTTTTGATTGGGATAGATCTCAAGTAGAGAGATATACTAGTAATACACGTGACTTTGCCCAACTTGGTTATAATCCATATCTTGGTCCTCAAAATGAATTTGCATATGCTAAACGTCAAACATGGGGTGATGTATGGGGTAATGGATTAACAGGAATGTTTAAACTTGCTGGGAATACATTTGTTGAAGGATGGAAAGGATGGGGTAATCTAATTGATGCTATATGGAGTACAAATTGGGATGAAGCTAAAACAGATTTAATAGGTTCACCTGAAGATTTATTAGAGCAAGATAGAGCTACTAAAGAAATAATGAATAAATATGCCATTTATAATTTACCTGAATATGAAGAAGGCATATTTAATAGGAAGTTTTTTGGTGACATGCTTCAGCAATCAGGATTTGCTCTTGGAACTATAGGTCAATTTCTTTCTGAAGAACTTTTAACTTTAGGTTTATCTACAGAATTTTCAGTAGCTAAACTTGGTTTAAGTGCTCCTAAGTGGGCAGGTAGAATAGTTACCAAAGCTGATATTGCCAAAGATATGGTAAAATTAGGTACGCCTATTTGGAAGTCAAATAGTATTCCTGAGTTTCTTGTAACAGGAGCTCGTAAAATAATACCATTTGTTGATACAGGATATGCACTAGCTAAGTATGGTAAAGCAGGAGCTGGAGCTTTGCAACTAGGTGCTATTGGATTAGGTGGGGTGAGACGTTTCTTATCAGAAGCTAATATGGCAATGACAGAAGCTAGAATGGAAGCAGCTGGTACATATGGTGATCTTTATACTAAACTATACGATGAAGAGTTATTTAAAACAGGTGAAGCTCCTACACCTGATAAATTAACTGCTATAGAACAAATAGCTAAAGATGCAGCATTTGATAACTTTCAAGTAAATAGTGGTATTTTAATGCTTGCTAATAGACTTCAATTTGATAACTTATTTACCAAGTTTTCTTTTGGTAGAAAAGTGTTAGGTGAAGGAACTTCTGAGTTTGCTGAAGATGTTTTAAAAGTTTCTGGTAAAGCAGCTGCAAAAGAAGGTGTTGGTAAATCATTAACTAAAGTGTATGAAAAAGGTACATTAGGAACTTTAGGTTTGTTTTCTGAAATTTCTAAAGATTTTGGTGTTAAAAAAGCAGCTTGGGAAGCAACTAAGTCTGTAGGTAGAAATGTATTTAAATGGGAAGCAAGTGAAGGTATTCAAGAACTTTTTCAAGAAACATCAAATAAAGCTTTACAAGATTATTATTATGATTTGTATCATGGAGCAAAAGGTTCTGAATTAACTGACTACATAAGTAAAGCTGCTAAAGAACAGTATAGTACACAAGGCTTAAAGACATTCTTAATGGGTGCTTTAACAGGTAGATTGTTATCACCTATTAATTTTGCTGTTGGTAAAGCAAAAGAAAAAATAGGCAGTGATCCACTACAAGTAAAAGAAAGAAAAAAACAACTTACAGAAAGTATTCAAGCCCTTAATGCTTTTTATGAAAATCCTAATAAGTATCTACCTGAGCATATAGCTAATGTCAAAGTGCAGAACAAAACTGCACAAAATATGCAAGAGGCTATTGCTAATAGAGATGCATATGTTTTTCATAATAATAAAGATTCAGCATTTGCTAAAATGATATCTGCTGCTATTAAGACAGATATGATTGATGGTGTTATTGAAACAATTCGTGCCTACGGGGATGCTTTTAATGATAATGAATTTAAAGAAGCTTTTGGATTTGATAAGACAGAAGAAAACGTAGCTTCAACTAAAGAATTCTTTAATAAGATTGCTGATAATGTTATTGATTTTCATAAAACATGGAGAGATTTAAAAAATCGTTTTGGTGATTTAGTTATTCCTGAACTTTATAAAGAAGGTACACCTGAGAGAAAAACAGCATTAAGAGCTAAACGAGCTTTGGATGATGCTATTGAAGTGCTTGCCACAGTTGATTACAAAGCTAGAAAAGCTACAATGCGCGCTGGAGAATTGCAAGTTAAAATGGCTGGTGTTCCTGTATTAGGATCTACAGCAGCTATAGCATTTAGAAATATTGGCGCTACTAAAAATACAGAGGCAGAAATAGATCTTCTAAAAATGGAGATTAAAAATTTAGAGTCTCAAGAAACAAAAGACAATGCAACAAAAGATTTAATAGAAGCAAAAAAAGAACAATTAGCTAGTTTAGAAGAATGGAAAGAAAACTATTCTCAGTTAGCTAACATGGAACGCGGAGATAAGTTAAAATCTGATAAAGCTAAAAAAGCTTTAGTTACATATTTAAATTCTAAAAATAAAGAATCTAAAATTGATATTGTAATTAAAGAAGATCAGTTGGATGAAATATATACTAATTTATTAGACTATATTGAATTAAATAAAGATAATAAAGAATATATTGATGCTTATAATAAATTGGCCAATCCAATTGAGTTTGCTAAAATGCAAGAAAGAATAACTGATGCAATTATAGCTGTTGAGAAAAAGAAATTAGAGGAGCATTTAAAAGAAATAGAAAAAAATGCTGGAGTTGAAGATGATACACCTAAAGCAGTAACAACAATTGTTACAAAAGACAAAGAAGGTAAAGAAGTAACATTTGAAATAAAAGAAGGTGAGAATTATATAACTGAATCAAGTCCTAAAAAACGTATATATAAAGGAAAAGTACCAGTAATACAATATGATCAAGATATAATTAAAATTGTATCTATTGATGATAGAGGTATTAGTTTTACATATAATGATGAAAAAGAAGTGATAATAATGTCAGTGGATGAGTTTTCACAAATAGGAAAACTTTATCCATTAAGTTCAATGACAGATCATGAACGTATATATTTTAAAAATAGAGATGTTGTATTTGATCTAAATGTATTTAAAAAGACTGGTAAACCACATTATACAAAAGGTAAATATGCTAACAAAGATTTTAGTTCTACAGGAATAAATGTTAAAGCTCGTTTAGAATTAATTAAAGAAAATGGAGAATATGTTTTAAAAATTGTTTATATAAACCCTGTAAGAAATGTTAAAGAATCTATTTATTATAATGCAGAATATCTAAAAAAATATGCTAGTAATAAAAAAGATGTTTTAGATATAACAGAAAGTGAAGATGAAGTTGTTAGTAGAAGAACAGAAACTAGAAGACAGTCGCAATTAAAAATGTTAAATGAAGCTCTTGAAGATGTTATGTCTAAGAGTGATAAATTGTTGGTAGATAGAAATAAAAATGAAGAAGAATATAATAAAATTAAAAAAGAATTAGAAGATTATATTGCTGAAATAGAATTAATTGAAGAAGAGTTTCAAAATAAACCTTATGTAAGAGGTAGAAAGTCTAAGGTGAGAATTGAACTTGAACAACGTAAAGAGGTATTGATAAATCTTGTTCAAAGTGCTGAGCGATTAATTGAGAATTTACAAATTCAAAGTCAAGAGTTACAAAAACAACAAGATGTACTAAATCAACTTTTAGAATATTATTTTGAAGGTATTGAAGAAATTGAACAATCTGGTCAACCATTTACAATGGTTGATGGTAAAATTTACACATCTGAACAAGAAAGATTAAATGAAGCTCAGCAACAAGAAATAATTAAACCATCAAGAGGTATTACTACAGATCAAATTAGTGGTATGCTTGATGAAACTGAACTTGAATTAGATTTAGTTAATGAAAGAATATCTATTCTTCAAAACATGATTGATTATTCTAATAAACTATTAGAAAGAATTAATCGTGTTACAGATTTATTTGATACGCTTGCAGGTATAAACGATAAAAAACAGCTTCTTAATCAGCTTGTTCTAATGAAAAGACAAGAGAAAGATGCTGATAATAAAAAAACAATTCAGAATATTATTAATTCATTAAATGATGGCGACTCTATGGAGTTGGCTTATATATTTGAATTAGTAGATAGAGTGGTTGATTCTAAAAAGGAACTTAAAGAGTTATTGGAACAAGCTAGATATCTTCAAGATAGATATGATAGACTCACTTTAGCCTATCAACAGAGAGGTGAAATTTCAGCTCTTGAAAAAAGAATTGGAATGCTTCAAGCTGTTCAAGAAGGAATTATTCTTGGTTATAATTTAATTCAACAAAAAGAAGGAATAATAAAACAAGAAGGAAATAAAATAATAACAAAACCAAATTCAGTTCCTGTAAAAGATGAAATGATTCAAGGAGTAGATGCTCTTTTTAGTACAGAACCTATTATAGATATTGCACCTGGTAGTGAAGAAGAAGCAGAAACATTTAAGCAAATGGAAGCATTTGCTCCTATATTAGATGAGAATGCTTTATTTAAAACAGCAGGTAGGCATTTTGCTGATAAAAATGATACACAAATTACATCACCACAAGAAGCTAGATTTTTTAAATTTAGTGAAACAGCTAAACTTAGTGATGAGAATGGGTCTGTGTTTTATTTAATGCCTGTTACAAAAGACTCAAAGGAGTTTCAAGAATTAAGATCTGAAGGATTTGAGGATGATATTAGACTAGTTGTTGTTAGAAGAGATGCAATGGGTAATTTTAAACCAGTTGGAATGGATGGGAACATACTTGAAAATCCCACTAAAGAGAACATGGTTTATACAGGAATGCATGGTAGTAAAGAGTTGTTAGGTGATGATGCTGATGCTACATATGAGTGGTTAAAAGATAACTTTGCTATATACGATAAGAAAACACAAAAGAATCGTGTAACAAAAGAACAAGCGTTAGCATTTGCAACTTATTTTAAACAAGTACGTAATGCTATTAAAGAAAAGGTAAAAGCTGGTGAAACAGTTGTATTACCTATTATTGATAAAAGTCCTGGTATATATAATAGAGAACCATTGGTAGGTGGTTATGATGAAGATGGTAATCCTACACCTCAACGTCCTCAAGAGCTTTCTTTAGAAGGTAGACTTATAGAAGACAATCCTGATTTTACAAATCTTAAACATCCTGATGGTAGACCTGTAAGAATTGTAATTAGTAAGAACGATACTAGGGTGAAAGCAGGTAGAGCCATGGTTGTTAGACCTGGTGAACCTCCTATTGTTGTTTACAATCGTAAGTTTACAGCAGAAGAACAAGAGAATGTAATTAATATATTAAAAAGACTTTCAGAATTATTCATTCAAAAGAATTCTGAATTAGGACTTAATGAAGAGCAACTTGCTGAGTTTCAAACAGCTTTAAGATATTTGCAAGGTGTTACATATTGGTCTCCTGTTCAAGAAGGTAAAAAACCAAGTCCTTTTCAACTATCTGTACAGAGTGGATTAAATATTGGCTCTACTAATATTTTATTTACAGCTGACTCTATAGAAAAAAATAGAGATAAAATATTAGAAGCTCTTCAATATCATAAAGTTAATAATACATTATTAAATGATAAGAACAAAACAGAGTCATTTTATGATGTTAAAGTGATAGATGGTAAGATAGTTAGAGGAAAACAATATGTTAACTATCAACATTATCTTTTAGCTGAAAGACCTGGTGGATCAGTGTTATACACTAATATTAAACCATACACATCTCCTTCAGAAAATAAAACTGAGGCTCAAAACTATCAACTTAAAAATGTTTATTTTAAATATGATGCTTCAGGATTTGTAGCAGAACCTGTACAAGCTGCTGGTGATCAACCCACTACAACACCAAAAAGCATTAAGCAATATTCTTTATATCAAAAAGAAGTAAGAGCAGATGATGGATCTATATTTTATAATATTGAAAACAACATTCCAAAAGAAGGTAAAGTTACATTTGTAACTAGACGTAGAAATGGAAATGAATTGTATTTACACACTGAATATAAAAATGGTAAATATGAAATATTTCAAGTTATAGATGAAAAAGGAGAAGATCTAACTAATGCAGATTTAAATGGTCAAAAAGTTAAAGACTTCTATCAAGGTGAATTTGATAAAAGATTTGAAGCTGTTAATAAATTTTCTCAAACTGTTGCGCAGGGAAAATCTATTCAGTTGGAAATGATAGATAGTTTTAAAGAAACATTTATTCGCATAGAAGAATACGCTAAACAAGGAGAAACAGTTAATGATGTTAAGGTGGCTCAAGTTCTTACAAGTCAATCTACTCCTGTAACACCAGTTTCTGTTTCTGATGCACAAACTAGAAAAAATAAAGCAATTGCATCTATAGAAAAAGTAACAGATGGATGGAGAGCTATTGCTGATGATCCAGGTGGAGCTTCTGCTGATGAATTAATTGGAGATACAAGAGAAGATGTTTTAAAGCAAATTGATGAGAAGTATAAAGATGAAATAGCTTCTACAGCTCCTGTCTTTAATGTAGAAGCTAAAAGAAAAGAAGTGAGAGCTGCTATACAAAAAGCAGGACAAGGAGAAGGTGGACAGTTCTTTGTAACTCTATCAGATGGTACTAGAGAGTCTGCGGTTAGAATATCTTTAAGTGGTAATGAGCTTGGTATAGGAAATAAAGGAGTAACAGTAGATTTATCAACTATTGTTAAGATAGAAAATCCTGATGGAAGTGTTGTCTATGATGTTACTAAAACGTCTGATATAGAAAGAAAACCAGGAATAACTGTTTTACCTAATGGAAACTTAAGAATAGTTGCTTATAGGACTGAAAAAGTTGGACCTACTTCTAAAAATCAATTTCAAAGAGGTAAAGGATTGTACTTATCTCTAGATAAACCTTATCCTGGAGAAGAAATATATACAGTTGAGATTGAGATATCTCCTGAAAATCTATTAGATAGAAAGTTTGGATATGGAAAAATTTCAGAAGATGAGTTTATTAATAAGAAAAATCAAGCAAGACCTTCTTTAGAAACACTACATGAGTTTAAACAAAACCTTGGCATTAAAGCTGAAATAGGTTCTATAGATGGGGCTTTACAAAACGAGTTTGTTTTGTTTGATCAAGATTTGATTAATAAAGCGTTAGCATCTAAACAACCAATTAGTTTAAAATCTACAGCTGCACCTGTTGTTGGTAAAACACTAGCAGCTAGTGGTATTACATTTGATGATTTTGTAAATCAGAAATATAAAGACTACGTTAGTGAAGCTAGGTCTCAAGGTGCTACACCTTTGTCAAAAGAAGAATACACTACCAAATATAATAAACAATTAAACTTAGAATATAAAAGTAAGGTACAAGTATCAGCTCAAACTTCAGCTCAAAATCTTTTGGATATGGCTAAACAAGCTAAGCCAAAAGATGATTATGATGCTAATGCAAGGGTGGGTGAAATAACAGCTGCTACTAAAACAGAAGATATTGCTAAGTTTAAAGAGTGGCTTAGTAAGGTGCTTCCTCAAATTCCATTAGATATATTAGATGAATTAGTAGATGGTAAATACATGGGTCAATTCGTTAATGGAATGATTCGCATGTATAAGTTTGCTGAAGAAGGTACAGGTTTCCACGAAGCTTTTGAAGCTGTATGGAATGCATATCTATCTCCTGAAAAACAACAAGCTCTTATAGATGAATATAAGAAAAGAAAAGATTACAAGTCACAACCTTCTTATCTGTGGGCTGTAGCAAACTACAAAACTCAAGATGAAAAAAGACTTATAAAAGAAGCTCTTGCTGAAGAGTTTAGAGAATACATGCTTAAAGAAGGTACAGAAGTAAAAGCAGAATCTCCTAAACGAAACACATTTTTTAGAAGACTCTGGAATTGGCTTAAAAAGATTCTTGGATTAACCAAAGAAAAGGTGGCTGAGATAGAAGATGAAACTACAAAACTATTTGGTCAAATTGCTAAGGGTGAATTTAAAGATGCTACACCACTACAAAACTTTGATCCTTCTGTTAAACACAATCGCGCTTCTGTAAGTGGAACCTCTGTAGAGTTTACACAGCAACTTATGGAAGGCTTGACAGCTATATTCTTTAGTAAACTTAATAATGAATCATATAAAGCTAAGGGATATACTATTGAAAAAATGTTTGATGAAGACAATAACATTTTTGAAGATTTGTTTAAAGCTAGCTGGTCTACAATATTTAACAGGTTTATGCCAGGGTTAAATGATGTAATGCAAAGAGATGAATTTAAATATGCATCTCCTGAAGTACAAACTGAATTTATAAATCAATATAGAGAATATAGAATAGCTGAAGATCAAAAAATTGCAAGCAATCTTTATTTTCAAAAAGAACGTGTTTTAAATAGCGAAATATATAATACAGAAGTTAAAGAGCAATTTAAAAATTACCTTTCTCAGTTTGGCTTGAAATTTAAACAAGTTGAAGATGTTAAGAAATCTGAAGAAGATATTGCTGAAATAGAAGCAAAAGAAGAAAATGCTAATACACTAGGGATTAGAGATGTTATATATGTAGATCCTACTAGTTTAACTAACCCCACTGTAAGACTTCTTATTCTTTCTCTTCCAGATAATAAAACGGATGAATCAGGAAAAGTTAGTGATGTAAGAAATAAGTTAAATCTTCCTTCTCTTGTTTCTTATAAACGTAAAATGAATATTCTTCTTAACGAACTTTCTGACGTTGTACCAATGATGAGAAAGCAAGAAGATGGTACGTTTAAAAAGACTAGTGCATTAGAAGAAATGTTTAATAAGCTTGATAAGAAGTTTAAAGATCCCATTTATAAATTTAGATATAAGGATGGATATCAGTGGATTGAGAACTTAAAATCAAGACTTAAATATGATACATTAAAAAATGGTGGTATTGTTTCTGATGATGATGTTCGTCTTCTTGTAGCGTTTGAAACTTCTTTTACAAGAAACAGAAATAATCCTCTTAAAATTATTGTAGGTGCTGATGGTAAAATACGTCACGTTAATGCTGTAAGCGTTAATACAAAAGAAAAGATACGTGAAGAGTGGAGAAATGGTATTAAAGAGAAGGCATACAAAGTAGATATTTCAAAACTTGATACAGGTGGAATAGTTTATATTAGTCCTGCTAATACAATTGAAATAAACTTAAGTAGTCCAAGACTTACATATATTTTAGGTGCTTCTGATGTAAAAGGACATTTAGGTGCGTTTAATGCATTAGGTATTAGTCTATCTACTAAACCAGAAAATCTTTCTGAGACTAATAAGAATATAATTAAGAATGCATATAATAGTTTAAAATATGTATTAGAAGATGCTGTTAAAAATAATAAAACTATTAAATATGATTCTTTATTTGGAACTGATTTAATAGGTGGTCCTTTAAATGCTCTTCTTGAATTAGAACTAAACTTCCGTTCAGAAGATACATTGCTTTCTCACCAAACTGCTGATGGTAAAACTCAGTATGCTATTACACTTCCTTCTGAAATATCTTATGTATTGCATTCTCTTAATAGTGCAAATACTTTAGAAGAGTTTATTATGTCCAACCCACAATATGGTACAGTGGTTGGGGATATTATAAAGTTAAATCCATATAACTCTACGTCTGAAATACTTTCTCCTGGTGGTATTGTATTTGATGCTAAGGGAAGAAAAAGAGAAGGTGTTAAAATAGATTATGAGTATATATCAGGTATGGCTGCAGAACGTGAAAGCGATGGTGAGAACACTGATAAACTTAACTTTAATGATAAGATTATTCAAGAAATCTATCACATACTAAGAGGATCTTATTTCACTGTAATCAATTCAGATAAGTCTAGTGAGTTTGCAGTTAAAATGGGTCACTTTGTAAAAATGAGTGAGATATCTAATCTTGGTTTAATTGAAGATAAGTATATCAATGCTCTTAAAGCTGAGGTGATGCATGCTTTAAGATTTCATTTCTATCCTAATAATATTCAGAATCATCAAGATAGAATACTTGAGCTTGGACATTTTTCTAATATCCCTGGACTAGAGAAAGGATCAAACCTTCGTAATTATTTTGAAAAACTTGTTAAGGATACTAAAATAACTAAAAGAACAAAAATTGAAAATGCTACATTAATATTTGAAGCATTAACAGAAAACTTTGTTAGCACGGTAAAGAATGAAGGTATATTAAAAGATTATGTTGAATCTCAAGTGAAGGAAACAAAACAATGGTTGGTAAATAAAGAAATAGTTAAAACTGTTGAAATTGATGCAGGGGTCACTGTTATAAATGTGCTAAACAGATTTAAAGCTCTTGGTATTCCAAAAGATGCAGATGCTATATCTGGTATTAACACTAAAGAAATGAGTGAAGCGGAGTTTAACAAACTTGCTAGATTCCTCGTTGTAAATAGACAACTTGCTGTATATGAGCAACATAAGTTGTTTTATGGTCATCCTGCATTATATAAAGACTTAGCTAAACGTTCTAGTGGTGCTAATTCTCAAAAGAATGTTATAAGCGAAAATCCTCATGTTATTTCTTGGATGGAACAAAACAAACCTCGTTATGATGGTAGAGTTCGTGATGCAGATAATCCTGTAATGAGAAGTATATCTTATGCTGATCCAAAGGTGACAAGTCCTTATTTAAAATATATTGCTGAAGAATTGTTCAAAGATATTTCTACTAAGGTTGATAAGAAAAGAGCAGAGCAATTGATTGGTGCTAAGTTTAATGAAGATGGTTCTCTTAAATCTATAGTAGGGGGTAAAGGAACATATATTAGTTCATATATTAATATGGATGAAGCTGATGGTCAAGCAATGATTATGCCTGATTATTTTAGAGATATGTTATATCTATCTGGAATGTTATCAAAAGAACAAGAAGCATTATTGGATTATGAAAATGCTTTAGAAATAATTGATCGTTCTGATAAATCTCATCCTTATTATAATCCTAAATACACTAAAGAACAAATTCAAAAAGCTAAAGAAGTTCTTAGTAAACCAAAACCAGAAGCTATTCTTCAAGTGTTAAAACCACAAGGTTTTGGATTTCAAAACACTGATGGAATGTCCCATATTAATTTCCTTAAAAACTCAGTGTTTCCTTTAACTTGGAGTAGAGTGAAGAACAATCCAGAGATGATGTCTAAATATATTGATGCTAAAAATCAAGGTGTTGATATTATTGACTTTGGATCAGGACATAAAGTGGGTGCAATGACTAAACCTAATGGAAAGCTTACACCATTTTATAATGAAGATGGAACTATATCTAAAGAAGTTCCCATCCTGCAAGATATATTCAGTAAATATTTTGGTATACAGGTATCTACCCCTGACTATGCTAAAAATGTTGTAATCTTTGGTAGCCAGATAAGAAAACTTATTCTAAGTGATCTTCCTGAAAGTCTTAAGCCTTATGCAGAAGAATACAAAAATGTATTAAATGCTTTATTAGATATTGAAAGAGAAGCTCTTTTACAAGAGCTTGGATTAAAACAAAATGAAGATGGTTCATACGATATTGAGAATGTTGGAAAACTAATGGAAACATTACGTCAAGAAGCTATAAAAAGAAATCTTCCTGACAATGTGGTTGAAATGCTTGATACATTTATAGATGATAATAAAGAAGTACCAAAATATCCATTAGATGCAAACCCAGCTAGAGAACGTATTGAATCTGTTTTAAATTCACTAGTTGACAATAGAATTATCAGAACAGAAATGTTTGGTAAGGCTAATGTTCAGGTGTCATCTACATTGTTTGCTCAGGGTAGAAAGCTACTTTATATAAAAGACGGAGTGTATCAAAATGTAGAGGATTACTCTAAACTTTCAAAGAAAGAAAAAGAATCTGTTACAATATCTTCTAGTAATCTTAACTTCTATAATACTGATTACGGTAGATACATTGAAGTGTACACTCCTTGGTACTTTAAAGGAATTACACCACAAGAAGCTGGCTTTGTGCAAAACGAAGAAGGAATTTGGGTTGCTCCTGAAGGTAAAGATTTTGCTGACTTATTAAATTCTATAGGTTCTCGTATTCCTACATCAGGGTTAAATATGATTGACTCTATTGTTATTAAAGGATTCTTAGATCCTTCATATGGAGATATGGTGGTTGTTCCTTCTGAAATGGTAGGTAAAACAGGATCTGACTTTGACGTGGATAAACTCAATATGTTTTTAGCTAACTACTATATTAGTAAGAAAACTAATGAGATTAAATACATTAAATATAGTTCATCACCAGATGAATTAAACAATCGTTATAATAGATACATTAATGATAAATATGCAGATATAATTAAACCTGTAATAAATATTATTAATAATCTAAAAGAAGAAATAAGAACAGGTGTTAAAGAAATAAAACAATTAGAAGAAGAATTATATTATTTTGAAGAGCTTATTTATAAAGGTAATGCTATTGAAGGAAAATTAGTTTCTGATCTTTTTAATAAAAAGATTAAAAATATTCAACAAGCAATGTTAGCTGATGAAGAATTAAAAATGAATCAGTTAAATGTTGAAGCTTTATCAGTGGCATTAGATAAAGCAGCAGATGACTACAATGCTCTTAAAACTGAAATTACTACAAAAGATAGTTTGCAAGAGTTTTCAAAAAGATCTATTGAAGACCAAAATAGTAAAAAGGCATTACAAAATAGGGTGATTGAAATAATAAAGACAATTCTTGAACATCCTGATAATCAACGTCAGCTTCTTACTCCTAATAGTGCTTCAAAACTTAAAAAACTATCTGAATATATTCTTGAGCTTAAAGGAATAAAAAGAGATGACACAAATATGACTAAGCTTTCTGAATGGGTTACTATGTCAGAAACGCGTGAAACATTTGTAACATCAAAACAATTGGTGGGTGTAGCAGCATTGCAGATTACATCACACACAATGAGTCAAATTGGTGAGGTGGAGTTAACAGGTACATATAAAGATTATGATGGTACTACTAGACAAGTGAAAATTAAACTTCCAAACTCAAATACAAATAAACTAGATCTTACAGTAGATGAAGATGGAATGTATATATTTGACTTGTTTAATGAAGCTCTTACAGGATCAGTGGATGCTGCAAAAGATCCATTTATATTTGATATACGTCTTAATCTAGAAACTGCTGCTACGTGGTTTTATTTAACAAAACGTGGTGTGTCTCAAGAGAATATAGCATTGATGTTTAATCAACCTGTTATAGATGATTACTTTAAATATAGAGATGCTAATAAGACATTTGTTAATGAAGTGAATGATGAGGCCTTATATTTTAACGAAGTGATAATTAAAGCAGCTTCTCTTTATTACACACAAGGAACTGGGAATGTTATTGATACAACACAATATCCAGATAAAACATTAGCATTATTTAGAGGTATTCAACAACAATTCAAACAATATACTCCTCAACAATTAGCAGAAGCAATATCAAGTAAAACACTTACAAAAGAACAGAACTTAATGCAAGTGGCTATTCTTATGGATATGCTTGATTATAAAACACAAGCTGATAAATTATCAAACTTTATTAGAGGTATATCTTATGATACAACTAAAACTAAAAACATAGTTGAGAGTCATTTACAACAATCTAGATATAATCGTGCTGTTAATGATAATTTTATTAAACAAGATTCATTAGATAGAGTGTTTGATAAAACATTCTTAGGAAAGGTGAAGGAAGTTAAAGATGATGTGCGTAATATGTTTGAGAAATTCTTTGTTGTTCTTAATCCTAAATCTCTACCTGCATTTGAGCCTATATTAGAAAAGCTTGATGACGATGGTATATTTATGACCAATGAAGATAAAGCTGAATATCTTAATAGATACCAAAACTTCTTTATTGCATATATATTACAGAATACACCATTTGGAAATAATGAAAGACTTAACCAATATTTCAACTTATTTACAGATGGTAAAAACGAGTCTTTGGCTAAACGTCTTAAAAGGATGAAGGATAAGTATCCTGATAGCTTAGCTCTTAAGAACTTATTCCCAGTGATTAATCAGAATAGACTTAGTACAGATAACATTAAGATGTTTAATAATAAAATGTCATCTTATGATGTTAATGTTATAAGTGAGTCTATTGACATATTATATTCTCAAGCTGAGATGATTGGTGATTTTGAATTAAAAGAATTTATTGATAATTTAGCTAGATTAGCTATCTTGCAATCTGGTGTGCAGCTTAGTCCTGTAACATTTACAAAAGTGTTACCACTTAATCTGTATGCAGGATTAACAGCAGATATATTTAAAAATTATGCTAATTCACCAGATGTTGTAAATGTAGATCAAGTGTGGAAAACTTTTCATCAGAATAACTATAAGAACAATAAAATAGTTCCTAAACAAAAGTATTCTGCAAAATACCTTCAAAATGGTCTGCTTGTTATAAGAGGTGATAGAAATATTGCTAGAAATCAGTATATTAAAATGTATGTTCCTGTTGATGGAGTTGATACGAAAAATGATAAATTACCATTTGATGAAAGATTTAAGCTTAACTTATATGAAAGAATTAAAATAACAGATACAACTGGAAGTGATGTTACATTAGATAAGTCAGTGGTTAAATATCGTCCTATTAATAAATTAGGAAATGGTATGTATTTAGTAGAGACAACTCCTAATCCATTAACAGAAGCATCAAGATTTGCAGTTAATGGTGATGTAAATGAATCAATGCATGATGAAGCAGTTATGGCATGGAGAAAACAAGTTAGTTTAGAAACAATAGAGAGTGGACTACCTGAGTTTGATAAACTTCCAGGAAGATCTTCTACAAGAACAATGACTTATGCAGGTATTGGTAGTAGAGAAACTCCAACAGATGTTCTAAAATTAATGACTGAAGCTTCAAAATATTTAGACTCAATTGGATATACTTTACAAACAGGATTTACTTTTAAAGATAAAGAAACTGGATTAGATGAAGAAGGTGCTGATAAAGCATTCTCAGATGGGTCAAAAAATAAAATATTATTTGGTCCTTCTGGTATTAGAAGAACAGTAAATGGAAATACATCTTTAGAAACTTATGATAATAATGTTTCTAAAATTTCTGAAGCTGTTGTTAAAGAAATTCATCCTGCTCCAGATAGATTAACACCTGGTGGGTTAAAATTAATGGCTAGAAATACCAATCAAATATTTGGTAAAAATCTTGATAGTACAGTAGACTTTGTTTTATTCTATGCAGAAGAAACAGATAATCCTTTAAGACCCAAGGGTGGTACAGGACAAGCTGTTGAAATGGCTAGAAGAAAAGGAATTCCTACAATTAATATGGCTAATCCTAATTGGAGACAAGAGTTAGATAGAGTGTTGTCTAGTATTACACAAGCTCCTGTAAGTGGTAAAAAAACCATAAAAGAGTTTAAAGTTGGTGAACAAGTGCAAGATGATAAATATAATGTTTGGAAAATTATATCACAAGAAGAGTATGAAAAAGAATCTAGAATTGGAACTAAAGCTGGTGTAAAAGTTAGATTTATTACAAATGTAAATCCTAATGAAAACAGGAGACAAGATTTTTTAAATCCAGATTCTACAACGTACATTAAACCAAATTCTGTTAACACTTTAGGAGAAAATACACTAGTTCAACCTACACAAGCTGTAACTGGACCATCAAAAATCCAACCTGAAGGACTACCATCAATTGATAACAATAATCAAAATAATTGCGGATAATTATGGCAAAGTGTTCATTAGATATTAAGAAAGATATAATTGATAAAGCTGGAAACATGCTTGCACAAAGAGGTGCAGATGTTATGGGTGATACAGGGTATTTTCCTAATCCTTCAAAAGCATCAAAAGCTATATCTGAAGTAAATAAATCTTTTAAAGATATACTAGTAAAAGAAGGTGAGAAAGGATCTTTTAGCATTAACCCCTCAGATAAGCTTGTTAATGTATATTTTGAACAATATAAAACAGATGAGCAAAATAAATTACTTAGAGATGCTGCTGCTTTACAAGAAGAAGAAAGAAAAAGAGGAATGTATACAGAAGAAGATAGGGGTGAATTTTTTCAAAAAGAAAAAGCATCTGAAAGACCTTCAAATCAAGAACTAAATTCTAAGATTAATAAATTTCTTGCAAGTATAGGAGTATCTGTACAATCATTAGATGAAATAAGAGACAGAGAAGGAAATAAGCTTGATGCTATAGCTAAAGCAGACATGCTTAATAAGATCATTCAAGTGGTTAATGGTGAAGCAGATATCACCACACTTCCTGAAGAAGCTGCTCACTTCTTTGTAGAGATGCTTGGAGAGAATCATCCTTTGTACAAGGACATGTATTCTAAGATTACGTCTTATGCTTTATATACAGAAACAGTAGAGAAATATAAAAACAGCAAGTTATATAGAAACTCAGATGGTACAATAAACTTTGACAAACTTAAGAAAGAAGCAATAGGTAAACTTATTGCTCAGCATGTTATAGAAAAATTTGATGAACAAGAAACTACTAAAAGAGTAGAAGCAGCAAAATCTTGGTGGAAGAAAGTGTGGGTAGCTTTGTTAAAGATGTTTAATAGAGGAGAAAAGATAAACGAAAAATTAGACAATCCTTTTAAAGTAGCTGCTCAAAAAATAATGGAAGCAGATGTTAGTGATTTAAATTTAGAATTTAGAAGTGAAGAGCAATATCTACAAATGAGTAATGCAGCTGAAGCTAACTTTAATAAAGCTATGGCATTGCGTAATAAAATAACATTAGATGATGATATTGATCCTAAGACAGGTAAGAAGAAACATATTTACATGGAAGATGGTAAACCAATTGTAGATGCAGATGGTACACCAAGAAGTGTTAATGAAAATGTAGTGAAGCCATGGTATAAGAAAATGTTTCCTACAGATAAAAGATCTGATGTTCAAAAAGTTATAGATGATTTAAAAGCCGAGTATGGTATAGGATTACACAAAGACATAGAAAAAATAGGAAATAGATATGTTGATCCTGCTACAGGATTAGTACGTGCATCAGCAATTCCTGGTGATAAGTTAGATGTTAATGCTGAAGTGGAAAGAAAGTTAGATGGATATATAAAAGCATTAATTAGATCATATCCTCCAGGTACTAGATTTATGTTTGAAGCAAGAATATATAATTCAAAGAAGAACTTACCTGGAACTGTTGACTTACTTGTATTTTTAAACGATGGTTCAGCTGATATATATGATTGGAAATCTCAAGAAATTAGAGATGGTGAAACAGAATTAAAATGGTTTAAAGAACCTGCATATAGATTACAGCTTGATGAATATAAACAAGCTATAGAACAACAATTTGGAATAACACAGTTTAACAAAATAAGAGCAATTCCAATTCGTACAGAATTTAAAATGGGTAAAGTGTCAGGAGGTTGGGTTCCTCAAAATCTTAAAAATATAGAAATTGGACCATTAGATCCTGCGCTTATTCCTGAAAATAAAGAATACTTGCTTCCTGTTGTTGCAAAAGCAGAATCAACAGGCGATGAAAAATTAGATGAGTTTATCAGAAGACTTTATATTATTTATGAAACATTAGCAAATAAATCATCTAAAGAAAAAGATAAAAAGAGTATTGAATTAAACAAATTAAAAAAGACAATTAGAACACTTCAAGTTAAGAAGGATTTAAAAAACTTTGTGGATAGTGGATTAATTGAAATAAATAAATACTTTGACAAGTATGACAATAACGATATTGGCATATCAGAAATATTAGAAGCAAGAGATATTATTAATGTATATTCTGAAAGCTCTGTTTATTTAAGAGATCTTCTTAAAAAATTAAAAAATGAAATTGCAAATGAACAAGATGCTTCTGAAAAAAGAAAACTTGAGAAAATACAAGATGATTTTAAAACAATGAGCTTAAACGCTAAAGATTTAGTTTTTTTACTTAATGAAAGAGCTAGAGAACTTGGTGATGCTGAAGCCAAAAAGAATGGTGTAAAAGGATTGTTAAATCCTGAGCGTGTGATGGATTTATTAAAACGTAATTTTAGGGCTCTTTCACAATTAGAAACAGCAGCAGCTCAAGTGTTTTATAAAATTCGTAACAAAGCATTTCAAACTAGAGATTTAGAAATAGAAGAAACAAACACAAAACTTGCTGAATTAAAAACTAATTTAGAAAAATGGGCATCTGCAAAAGGTATATCAATTAGTAATATATTTGATGGTATACTTGATATTGATGCAGAAGGTAAAAAAACGGGTGACTTCTTAAAGATATATAGCGATGAGTTCATTAGATTAAAAAATCAAGCTATTAAAAAAGGAGACTTTGCTTGGATTAGAGCTAATACTGTTTTTGATTCAGAAGGATATTTAAAAGCATTTAAAAGATATAAAGAATTAGTAGAAGGAACAACATATAGTGCTGATCCTAAACTAGATAGAGAAAAGAAAGATGCTGCTATTATCAAATGGGTTGAGCTTCATAATGGTGAAAAGTCTAATGTTGCTGCACTACTCCCTAAAGGAAATTTTTTAAAGCCAAAAGATATTTGGTGGAGTGATAAATATAAGGATTTAAACAAAGCTGAGAATGCTCCTCTTAAAGCTGTATATGATGAGTTTCAACAAATGTTAAGAGATTCTGAAAAAGCAGGCATGATTGATTATGAGTTTGGTTTTATTCCTTCTATTATTAGAACTAAAATGGAATCTGCTGTTCTTGGTGATATGGGAAAAGCTTTTAATATGCAATCTTTTTTACAATCACTTACAGTTGACTCAGCTCAAGAATTTGGTCAACTAGATATTAACGGGCAACAAATTAAAAAAATACCTGTTTATTATACATATGAACTTGGTGCAGATAAAAGCTTTGATTTATTTAAAGTGTTTAGTATATGGGGAACACATACATCTAACTATAAAGCAATGAGTTCTATAGAAGATAGTGCTAACTTGATATTATACATTGAAAAGAATAAAGATGTTTTACAAACAAATCAATGGGGTAAGGTTAAACAAGGTGGTGAACCTGTAAAAAATAATAAAATTAACTATGAAGTATTAGAAAAATTTGTAAACTTTTATGTATATGGTCAAAAAATGGATGCAGGAGCTGACTTTACATTTAAAATTGCTGGAAAAGAAATATCAGCAACTAAATCATTACAAGCTGTATTAAGATATTTTTCAATTAAAACACTTGCTTTTAATCCTATATCAGGAACAGCTAACTTAGTGGGGGGTACAGTGAATGCATCATTTATTGCTAAAAAGAATATTTATTTTGGTGATGGTGATTGGGGATTTGGACAATACGCTTTAACATCAAAAGATGAAAAAGCATGGGCATTCATAGATTATGCAGGTATAGATCTTGAAGATCAATCTTTTTTAAAAAGTAATCAACTTTCTGTTAGTGGTGTTCTTCAAAAATGGACAGCAGATAAATTCTTTTTAATTCAAAGAGCAGGTGATAAAATTGTTACATACCCTGTATCAGTAGCTATGTATAGGTCTCACATGGTTGATGAAAAAGGAGAAATAGTTTCTATACGTGAATATGTAAAAGCTAAAAATAACTATAATAATATATACAATCTTCCTTCTCAAGAACGCAAAGCGTTAATGAAAAAAGTTCAAGATGAAATAGAAGAATATACAAAAAATAATTCTTTGTATGCTAAAAGTAAAGTGGTAAATGATAAGCTTGAAATAGAAGGTGTTGATAGAAAAAGTGATACATTTATTGAGTTTAGAAATAAAATAAAGAAAGTAAATAAATTAATATTAGGTAACTCAACAACTGAAGATATTAATTTAGTTAGAACTACAATGTTAGGTCAAGTAATAATGCAATTTAGATCATGGATTCCTGGTCTTGTAATTGAAAGATTTGGTGATTTAGCTTATGATACAGATTTAGAAACATACAATTATGGTAAGGCACGTATATTCTTTAAACATTTAATATCAGAAAAGTTTTTACCTCTTGTTGGTGAGCTTGTAACAGGGTTTGGAACTAATACAATTGAAAGAGCAAAAGCAAGATATCAAGAGATGCTTATAAGAAAAGCTGAGCAAGGGGACTTAAACTTTAAAGATAGAATGTCTGAGGCTGAGTTTGTTGATATGTATATTGGTAATCTTAGATCAATGATGCGTGAGTTACTAATATTGCTTGCATTCTTTAGTTTATTAATGTGGGCGAGAAGTGGTCCAGATAATGAAGATGAAGATGCAAAAAGTATTAGAAAAGGTTTTGCTAAAGCAGTGGATAAATGGTTTAATGAGGTGGCATTTTTCTATAATCCTACAGAGTTTAGAGAACTAATTAAAAGTCCTATTCCAGTTATGGGTTTACTTACTGATATAGGAAACTTTTTTGAAAATATAATTACAGAACTTTGGGGACTTGGAACTAAAAATGAAAAACTTGTTGATGAGTCGCATCCAATGAAATATTTTAATAAAATGATTCCTATTGTAAGACCTGTTCAAGATATAATAGGATTGTTTAATGAAGACTTTCGAAAAAGCATGGGGCTTAAGTTATAAAAAAAGGGGGAAAGTTAATTCCCCTTTTTTTATACTTTGTGTATTCTATATAAAGAAAATGATATTAAGCCAAAACCAATTGAAAATTCTTCAACTTGTTCTGATTCATTATCTCCTGATGTTCCTTCTTGATAGCTAAATCCTATAAGCATATGATTAATAGGAAGAAAATGTATTTGAAATTTGTTCTTTGTCATAATATTTAGTTTTAAAGTTTAAAAAATATATCTAATCTGAGATGGATTAAAGTATTCACTATACAGTTTAGTGAAGTCTTTTATCATCTCTCTCTTTAGATCATAACGATAACGTATATTATCTGGTGCGTATTGTGAGTCTTTAGCTTCTTGTATATCAGGTTTCCATAGTAGATCTCTCACTTGTGGAGCATTACGTTCGTGTTGAAATACATTATGTGTTAAGAATATACATTCACATTTTATGTTTTGTATACCATAACTTTTTATTTCTTCAAAAAGCTTCCTATACTCATCTAACCACCCTTCTTCATAAATAATAGGACTGAAATTTATATGCACTTCCATATATTTCTGTAGTCTAGGGATAGATTGTATGCGATCAGATATAAGATCTGTGTTAGGTTCTAGTACATTACTATACTTCTGAGGCATTAAGCTCACTCTAATTCTATGCTTACCTGGGGCTAAGTCATATGTTTCAGGGTGGAACATACTAGGATACTTAGTGGCAAATGTACTTTTTACTCTATCTGTATTATTAAAAAACTGAAATACATTTTCCTGCCAGTCATAGTGCTTACTCATAAGAGCCACATCTGTACTACATCCTATGTCTATGACATAATACTTATCATCTACTTGATTAGGAGTTTTAGGCCAAGGTTTATCTTTTACCCAGTTATGTATAGATTGTAGTATTTGACCATAGTTCTCATTTATATACACCTTATCGTGATTGTATCTACCTACATAACAATAACTGTTCATGCAGCCTCCTAAACAACCATAGATAAAATTGGGAGAAACTGCATCTGAGCTTCTCCCATTATCTTTTGTTGTAAGGGTTTTTGTTTTTTGATGTATTATCTTCATGGGGATAATGTTAATAGTAAACCAAACACAAGTCCTCCTATAGCTCCATGTAATATACCAGCTCCATATCCACGATTAGTCTTCTTCTCAAAGATAAATGAATTAACACCTGTATTTTGGAAATGGGGATTCGTATGCTTAATCTCCACTCTAGTGGTTGGAGGGACATATAATCGAAATTTTCCTTTAGTGTTTCTTTTTAAGATGCCTCCTTTCATCTTTGTAATTGCTACATACTGAGAATCAATGAATTTGATTTCATTCATTTTAATTCCTTTCTTTTCAACTATGGCATCTATTTTGTAATAAGCTGTGGAGTCTTTAGCTTTTGCACCAATTCTAATAGTGCTGTCTTCATAATATTTAATTACTTCAGCGCATTTAATAGCGATACTATCTGCCCACTTTTTCATTTTAGCACTATCTACATAGGGAACTGGTACTTCTTTAATAACAACTTCTGTTTCTTGTCCTATAAGAGCTTGTACCTCTTTTACTTTCTTGTTATACTTTTCTGTTGTTTCAAACAAGCGAGCTCTTAAATCTTTCATACTTTCTTGATTCTGAACAATTTCAGCATCTTTAACAGTGATAACATTACCTAAGCTATCTTTGATACGTGTAATGTCTTCATCGTATTTCATTTTTAATGTTCTAAATTCTTCTTCAGAACTACATTTATCTAATAGCATCATAAAAAGAATTACTAAAAGAGCAGCGATGATAACGCTTTGAAAATTAATTTTAAAAATCATAATATTAGTTTTTGTTCTTGTAAAATAGTTTCAACTGTAAATGATAATGATATAAGATCAGAAACATTTGCCACTTTATAATCAAAATTCCAATTATCAAGTGCTGTTTCTGATTGATGACTATTAATAGGTTTAACAAAAGGTCGATCAATTCTAATCATTAAACCACCTCTATCTTTAATAGCCTTGGCTTCATTAGGAAATCTAACATCTGTAATAATCCAATTGTCACTTTCTTTATAGTCTGCAAATAAAGCATTAACCCATGTGTTTTGGTGAAGACATTCTCTAAGTGCATTTGTACCAAGATATTGTAAAAACTCTCTCACCTTCATAGGTAGACCATGGATACGCCATTCATCACCTAGATAAGTGTTTTTATATTCTTGATCTTCAAACTTATACACTGGGATACCAGTGAGCAAGGAAGCTATTTCTTTTAGCTTCCCTGCAAACTTTTTTATTTCCCATTCTGATTTTTCTTCTAACCACCACTGATTTTCCATGTAATTGCTAATTACATCAATCGTGCTAATATCTTTAGTATTTTTAGCAATGTGGTATTGTATGAGACGACCAAAGGTATCTTTACCTGATCCACTATAACCTGAAAGTCCAATTAATGCCATATTAAAACAATGTTAGTTGTGTATATTCTTTGACACTTTCTTTTTCTATTTGTTCAATCTGTTTATAGATTTCTTCCAAATAATATTTAATATTAATGTCATAACTTGAGAAAGGAATAGACTCATCCAATTGATTTATAACTGTTTGCATCCATTGTCCTGCTTCAACTTGTATCTCTCTACCATCATTATGCTTTTTAAGAAGTTTGCATCCTCCCTTAGAAACATAATACCTTACAATCTTTTGAAGCCTTTTGACACTGAGCTCTCCTTTCTCTACACATGTTTCTTCAAACTTCCATCCAGCTTTAGCTTTTACACCAGCACAATAGTCATATATGTTTTGGTTTTGTTCTAGATATTCTTCAGGTTTTATACCATGAACAAAATAACCATATATAGCTTTGGGAATGATTAAAAAGCTTTTGTTCTTGTGAAACACTGCCACCTTTTTCTTTTCTAGATCTTCCCACTCAAATGCACCTTTACACTTAACCTTTCCATTTTTATGAATAGCAATATAGTTATTGACATCTCTAATAACCATCTTTTTGTATTCATCATGCTCAAGGTTAAGCTGTGTAAGCTTCTCCCACTTCTCGCACACCTTCATGTACAAAGGTACAGATTCTGTTGGAATCATCATCTCCAAACCATCTGTATTTTGCATTAAGGGTATACCATCAGGAATTGCTAAGGATAACATCTCATAAAGCATAGATAGTAGAAGCTGACCATTAATAGTTATCTGCATAGTCATTTTAGGATCATACAGAAAACTATTCTCATCACCTGTCAAACCATAAGTAGAATTTAGAATAATCTTATACACATAGTTTTTAGGATCAGTCTTAGGAAGCTTCTTTCTCTCTTCAAAGAACCATTCGTACAGCTCACAAAACTCTTTTTGAGGAAGGTGAGCTGGATGAAAACCATTCTTAATAGCTAGATTGGGATAGAAACTAGTTACATCTGAAGTCATAATAGTCCAACCTGGTTTAGCTTCATATACACCTGCTGATGTAGCACCATGAATACCACCTAAACCATAATCAGTCTTAACTCCTTTATACTCAATAGAATACTTAAACCCATCTTTCGTAGAAGTGATCACCTTATTCTTAAAATAGTTTAGCACCTTTTGAAACTCAGATGTTTCAAACTGCACATAAGGAAGAATACAGGAACCAAGATCAATCATAGAACGTTTTGTTCTGAGTTGTTTAATCTCAGACTTTTCCATTTTAATCTTGTCTTCTAAGAAATGTAAAAACAACTCCTTAGATATTCTAGGTTCTGAAGCTGAATAAAGATCTATACCATATTCTGCTGTAAGAGTTTGCCTAAGAGCTATCTGTTCTTTAGAATGCTTGAGGATTTGTTTAGTAGACATTACGTCATTAATACAATACTTAACAACAGAATTCAAAGTGTGAACATCTGTCACAGGTTCAAAGTGAGGATGTGGCATCTCTTCTACATTCTGCCAATCCATAGAATATTGCACCCATTTTAGAGAACTCATCTTAGCACGATTATCCCAGTGATTCATTTTAAATAAATCTATTTGTCTAATCTTTAACTTATGTGGTGAATACTTTTGAAACTCTCCTTTGTCTGTACGATCAATCACTTCTTGTGCAAACTTATATAACTCTTTAGCTAAATCTTCTCCAGAGAGTTTTGCAAATTTAGATTCATTATTAAGAATGTGCTGTGTGATTTGAGCATCGAATGCTAAACCATTATAAGAGATGTGCCATTCCTTATGTTTGACATTTCCTTTGAGAAAGGATATAAATCTAGGAAAGTCATTTGTCGATTTATTTATGACAAATGTCCTTTTAATAGAGTCATCTTTGTAGTGGATGAACACTGCTACAAAACAATTGCAGATAGTTTCGTAGTCCATCACCCAATGATTTTTCTTATCCATACATGTCATGTTCAGTTAAGCTGTTCCCCCTTAAGTTACAAATATAAAAAAAGGAGAGATATAAAATCTCTCCTTTCTATATTTTATTTTAATTTTCTTACAGTGTGGTAAGAAGTGATTTCTCAGCTACAGGTTCTGTAGTCATTAACGCTTTGAAATCAAAGCTATCTGCATTCATAGCTAAACGATCTACAATAGTAGCAATCTCTTCAGCATTTTCTATAAAATATTCGTAATACGTCTCAAGAGTTTTGCGCTCTTCTGCATAGTCTTTACCATTAGAACGCTTACCTACTTTCATAGGAACTACATCTCCCCACTCATTAAGCTTAGCCATCATATGCATTGTTTGCTTTCTTTCTTTAGAAATAAGAGCAAGCACTTTAGCTTGTGGGTCATAAATAGCTTCATTGTAAGGACATTCAAGTAGCATTGGGATCATTTTGAATGTCTTTTGTTGCCCCCAAGTAGAGGTAACTAACATCATTGAATTCTTCATAATTGTTTTTTTTGTAAATTTAATCATCTTTTTTTGAAACTTCCAAGTTTTCTACAACTAAAGTTTCTTTATCAAGATCACAAGGATCACATAGCTCACCTATCTTTTTAAGCTCTTTAACATCTACATCTAAAATTTTAGCGTAGTCGTCAAAGTATTTTTCAGGGTGGAGATAGCTATCCATATATTTATACTCTGCTGAATTTTCACCATAATAAAGCTTAATTGCTCTTTTCATAGTTGATGACAACTTAGAATATTTACCCAATAAAAAGTTAAACCAATCAGATTCATAAACCTTAAGATCAAATATGTAAAGTTTATAACCATCCACTTCAAGAATTCTATCAAAAAGTGGATTAGTTATTAACATTTGTTCTTCAAATTTCTTGAAGCTTTCGGAGTTATCTTCTTTAAATGTGCATATTAGTTTAACGTCATCAGCGTCTATTAAACCTTGAATAGCAATATAAGTACCATTAGGTGCTGCATAGCTTGTTTTTTTTATACCAAGGATGGGATATAAAAAGGATCTTGACTTTTGAAAATACTTAGAATAGATACTATTCATTGTTTTCTTTTTACAGAACGACCTTTCCTAATGCGAATTCGTATGGTAGATCGTATCTTTTGTTTATATAATGCCATTCGGCTTTTTCCAAGCATGTTAAAAACCTTGTTAACCAATCAGTTAGAGTTTTTTCACTTACCAAGAAGGGATAGACATTGAACATTTTATCGATTACAAGAAATCTAAATTGTACAGAATACCCTTCACTATGAATATAATGAAAAAACTTGGTTGAAACAAGAGTTGTGTATATCACAGCTTGCATCCAATAGTTATAATATTCAACAGACTCTGAAAAATCTTTTAACTCTTTACTTGTAGTCTTTAAATCGTTGATAAAAATAATTTTTTTATTATGATCAACAACTATATTATCTACAATTCCTTTAAGACCAAAAGGTTTTCCACTTATGTTTGCTGTTAAGGGAAGCTCGTTGTAAACATCTTTATTACTAAAGTCATTTACATTAGCTCCTATAAGCTCACATACATTAGGATCTGATTTAATAAGATCTACAGCTCCTTTACAGAAATTATAAGTGTCCTGATCTACAAGAGTTTTACCGTTTCTTGTCATAAGAAAATCCCAATATGATATAGCTTCTCCAGTGAGCACCTTATCTAATCTTTGCTCGTCTGTTTTTAAACTCTGATGATAGTTTATATCTCTTAGAATATCAAGAATAGCTTCAGAAAACTCTTCTAGTCTAGTTCTCTGATCTCCATTAGATGATAACTCTTTATAATGACTATACACTCTATCTATTACACTTCTAAGATTACCTGTTGGTAAACTAGAAGGGCTAATAATAAATTGATCATTAAACTTATTCTCTTCTAATAAAAGACAATGTATCACCTTACCCTGCACTAAGTGAGCATCAGTTTTTTCTTCTTTCATTTTAAGAACATAAAGCTGATGAAACACTACAGGGTTCCATAATAATTTATTAAGACTACTGTAAGAAAACTCAAATCGTTTACTATAAAACTCATCTTCTAACATCTTAACAGATTCTGTTACTAATTCTGTTAGCATTTTATCTTCAAAGAAATCATCTATTTCCATACATTCATTCCTTTTAAAAGTGTTTGTATTCTAGACGCAGTGTCTTTATCTTTTGTAAGAGCTTCTTCATACTCAAGAAAATCACATAGTATTTTAAACTTTTCCACTTGAATATCAATTAGCTCGTTATTAAGATCAACAACTTGTTTCATCATATCTTTGTGTTTATTTAATCTTTCATTTTCTACTTCTATGTCAAATTGCTGTTTTTCCCACATCTCTTCATTGGGATCTCTGTCGTTATTATAAATTGCCATTTTTTTCTTTTTTAGTTTTTAAATCATGACAAGTGGTGCAAAGCACTTGTAGATTATTCACTTCACAGAATAATCTTTCTACAAACCCTGGAAGATCATTAGCACAATTCAAAGAACCAGCAGGAACTATGTGATCGACATTGATTTTTTTCTCAGCAAACCAACCTTTACATTGGTTACACTGATACTCAAACTTTTGTCTTTTATTTGGGCCTTGATATGGTTTGCGAGATTTTCTCTTGCATTCCATAATAGGTTTCCAAAATCTAGACTTCTGTCTAAGTGCACTTCTAATGAATGACCAGAATGCACTCTCAGTCATAGTTCCTGCGTTTCTTGGTTTAGGAACTGTTGGCTTCTTTGGTTTTCTGGGTTTGCTATATGTCTTCTTGCGTTTCATTTATTTTTCTATTTAATATAGGAACTAGATGTTCTCTCACCTTTCTAGCACTATGGTCTCTGATACTATCAGAAACATCTTTACTCAAAGGTAGTAAAGCCACTTTAATAAAAGGATATTTTTCCTGATATTTTCTCATAGCTTCTATGCCTGCATTATCATTATCAAATAGAAGAATAATATTCTGATATTCATTTTGCCACACCTCTATATCAGATTGTGGTAGCATAGTGTTCTCAGAATCTGCTGCAATAATATTTAGCCCAGAAAGTTTTAAGGACTTAATAGACATTACATCTTTAAGACTAGAAGTGATGAGAAGATGTTTGTTGCCAGGTTTACATTGTTCTATACCCTGGATGTAACTCTTCACTTTTACAAACTTCTTGTCTTGGTTTTTGGGTTGGTATATTTTATAGAGTGTTCCATCTTTTCTAAAATAACCATAAATGTAAGTTCCTTTAATTTCAATTTGATCTTCATCTTTTGTCATAACATAATTGTCTAATGGATAGACGCAATGTTCTTCTAAAAGCTTAGAACCAATATTAAATTGTGTCCAATAATATTGATCTTTAGTTGTCCAATCTCTTTTAGTAAAGGAGCTCACTTTGAATTTAGAAAATTGTTTTAACTCTTTAGACTCATAACCACATCCGTTTTTGAGAATACAATCATTATATTCAAGTATTATTTTCTCGCATGCTTGATAATAGTTCAATCCATAGAGTTCTTTAACTAAATCTACACCTCCACCAGATTTACCAGATGAAAAGTCTTTATACCTATACGTATTATACTTGTTAGTATAAATACACATACTAGGTGTGCGCTCTTGATTAAATAATGATTTAATCTTTATGTGCTGTCCTTCTAATTTATAACTAAGTTTACAATAATGTTCAAATATCCATGTATCAGGTACATCTTTTATATCGTGTACTAAATTTCTAATTCTAAACATAAGCTTAAAAATTAAGGGGGTGTAAAAACACCCCCTGGACATGTTGGTTTTAAACTCTAAACTATAGATCAAAATCACTAGCAGCTTCAAAGCTCTTCACTGTTGTGCTTTGAGCCAATGGCTTATAATGATATTGATTATTTTTATCAAATGTATCAATCTCTGATGTTAAGTTACCGCAGAACTTAAACTTAGGAAGAGAAAGTTTAACAATAGTTTTACCGTTATACTCTTCTTCATTACCTTTCAAGAACCAATAAAGATCATGACCTTTGATGATTTCTGTAGCTTTTTCAACCCACTGCTCAATAGAAGTGATTTGATGCTCTTCAGAAATATTATCTAGTTGATCTTTAAGACCAAGCTTTTGTGCAATAACAACAAAGCGATTAAGGATTTGATTTTTGTTAATGTCATCTTCATTGTAAAGATCAGTCCAGATAGTTGCACTCACTCTAGAAGAAGGTCCTGTAAATTTAGGTCCTTCAGGATTAGCTTTATCAATAGCCCATCCCTCAAAGTTCTCAAGTGCTGGTCCTTCCAACACAAACTCTAACATTTTCTTACCTGTTTTTTCAGAATGCTTAACTGTTGCACTATGCACGTGAGCTAACACTACACCTGGTTGCAGAGATTTTGAAGGTCCACTGCTGCCTTTTACTTCTTGTCCTTTTGTACTAAACATAATTGTTGTTTTTAAAATGTAAATATAAGAAATTAATTTTCGTAATCCAAAATAGCTTGACGCACCATTTGCAAATTGTTTTCAATTTCCAAACTGTCAAACATTCCTCTAGGAGATTTGCATGTATTTTCTCCATTGGTTTGTGTTTCAAAAACATAGCGTATAACACCTTCTTTGTTTTTCTTCACTTTACCAAAGAGAACAATAGAAAACAAACCTTCTAATGTAAGCTTTTCATCAACCATTTTACCAATAGTCTTTGCTTTAAACTTACGTTTACCTTCAATGTCTGTTGCTTCCTCTGCGTGAGTGAGAATAAAGATCATAAGATCATCTCTAAGATCTTTTGGTAGCCTAGCTATTCTAGCTAAATGTGCACCTATCTTAGTAAACTTCTCGTAACCTTTCTCATCCACTTTATCAAAGAACTCAAAAGAAGACATGTATTGAAAATCATCAATAACAATGTTCTTAATCTCAGGTCGCTTCTCGCTTATATAACGAAGACATGCTTCGATATTTTCAGGAGCAGCTTTGTCATAAAGATTACCACCAGGGTTTTCTTTACTCCATGTTGTGTACTTTTTTCTCCATCCTTTGAAAGGAAGAGGTTTGTTAGCTACATTAATAATGAATGTTTCTTTTGGATCTAGAGCTTCAATACTAGTAGATTTACCAGCTCCTGATTCTGCAATAATAAGAATTCCTACTGCCATATTTAAGGTAATTGTTTAATTAGTTCATTGAGCCACTCTTTACCACTTACAGGTATACCCTTATGTATTGCTACATAATCTCTTATAGTCATATCACTATAAGGTGCATCATCTGTTATCTTTGTACTAAAGATCTTCATAGTTGAAGAAGACTCTTCTTTCATTTTCTTAAGAATACTATCTCCACTCATAACAGCAGCTTCTTTACTAATAGCCACTGAATGAGGATCGACTTTTCTTAGAACTTCTAATGGTACTAAATATCTATCTTCATAAATGGGATCAGGAATAGCTTCTTCTTTCTCAGAATTAGGAAGTCTATACACTGTTCTTTCTTCATCTGCAAAACCACTATAGTCTCCTTTTGCTATTTCAAAATAAAGACCTTTTGGTTTTTGAAATTCATATCCCATAATAGGAACAACAATAACACCTTCATGTCTAAAGATTTTCTTAATAGTGAAATCTGTCTCATTAATCTTAAGATCATTAATGAGAGTTCGATGATAGTTTCTTGCTCTTTGGAGCAACTCTTCTCTTTCTTTACTCATACTTGTAAATTTTAAATTTCTGAGCCAATATCGGCTGATGGTCTAATGGATCTACGTACATAAGATGTAGAGGTTGTACTTATAGGTTTTGGTATTTCTACTAATTTCTGTAAGCTAAACTCTGCTTGCATGTACAATAGCTCATTTTCGTTTTTGGAATTTCTAAGTTTTAATGGATGTAAATATACTAAATTTGGATCACACGGCAACTTATCTGGGCCATATTGTTTTATACCATTTATACCTGGTCTAGCCATTGCAAGTACAGCATCACTACCCTGCATAAGAGCATCGCCACCAAATATATCTGAGCTAGTAGGAAAATTAGCAATATTTCCTGGAGTTTTTCTACTTGCCTCATCTAATGTTCTGTTAAGCTGTGTAATCATCATAACAATAACAGGAAGCTCGTTTTTTAGTTCCATGAGCATCTCTACAGTGTTATAAAGAGTGTTAAGCTTTTCTTTCTCATCAGATGCTTGCTTAATAAGCCAGCTATGATCTATGGTGACAATCAGTGGTTTAGATCCCATATCATCATAGTAATAGTGGACATATTCTTTTATTTGTCTCCAATTACAGGGCTTATTGATTTGAATTCTAAACACACCTTTGTCAGCTAATTGTCTAGAGTGTCTTGTAAACCTCTCAATATGTTGTAATGCAAAGGTGCTTATCTGTTCCTTTGTACTTAACACTTGATTATAGTCTAGTGCTACTTGTGCAGCAAATTCTCTAGATGCAGATTGCTTGGGACCCATCTCAAACTGAAACTCTAAAATGTTAAAGTGTTGATCTGGATTGTGCTGATAGCTTTCTCTAAGTATTTGACCCACCATAAGAGTTTTACCTTGACCAGGTCTAGCTCCTATAGTGAGTAGTGATCCCCATTCTAGTCCGTTTAGTGTAGCATCATTTAATCCTAACCATGGAGTTTTAAACGATCTAATTCTACCATCTCTTCTATCTTTGATATACTGTAGACCTTCTTCGTATATCTCATGAATAAACTTAGCTCCACCTGGTCTATTAGTGTTTTTGATCATTCTCTACTATTTTTTCATTTAATCTATTCATAGCATAGTTCATGCCTTGTATAAAAGCATCGCTCATAAGATTTTTAGCTGCTAATACAAATAAGTCATGTCTAGTCACTCTTATTTCATCTGATAATTGAGTGGTGCATGCTTGATACATTTCATCGATTTTAGCTTGATTATATTCTATCATACCATTTCGTTTATTTCGTTTACAATATTTGGGTTATCTAATAACTGTTGACACGTATCTGCTAGTTTAGATGTATATCCTCCACTAGAATCTGTCTTTTTCTTTATAAAATAACTACTAGTTTGCATATACAAATAATCAGTTTTTGCGTATCTAGCTACATAATAATCTGTAGCATCTAATACAAGTTCCCATGTAAATTCGGGGTAGGTTTTGAAAAACCACACGAATTTGTCTTTTAGCTCATTTACTGTTTGTCTAGCTAGCTCACCTGATGGAAGACGTTTAGCAGGGAATATCTCCCTATACTCTTTAATCTTCGTCATGAAGTCTTCACCTAACACTTCAGCAGCCACCTTTTTCTTAGTTTTTACAACATAGATGTCTAACTCTTCTAGTATCTGCAAAGCTTTTGGTGTAAGTATGCCATCTTCAGATATCAATCCTTTAGATTGGCATATCATAGCTTCTGCATTTTTGTTTATAAGACTATCTGGTTGTATGCGATATCTACAGCAATCAAGAAAGTAGAGTTGGTTCATCGTTATCCTGTGTCTGATTGCTACATTCCAGAAGTTTTGAGTCATTTTTTTGTATTTTTTCTTTTATATATTCAAATATTTCAGAATAGATTTGTCTAAACTGAGGGTTTGTTTCTAAAAGATCTTTGGTAGTTTGAACATTATGCATAATAGTACTATGATCTCTACCTAATGCTCTACCTATCCCAACAAAGGAATGACCCATCATTCTTGCTATAAAAGAATAAATCATACGAAAATGTACAACTTCTCTATACCTTTTTCGTGTTTCTAATTTTAATCTTTCACCACTTTTAAAAGGCGTGATTTCATTAAACCACTCTCTTAAACTTTTTAGATTTACAGGTTTTAATTCATAATGTCCATCTTTTGTTGGATCTAATTCTTTGTGATTTCTAGAGATGACAACAGGCTCATAGCCCATCTTTCTATAGAACAATCTTTTGAATTCTCCAATAAGTTTGTACTCTAATTTCTCTTCATAATTGATTTCACTCATCAGCATTAAATTTAATTGTTTATAATAGGAAAAATCTTTAAAAAATCGTATATTATATTGTAATCTCCATAGTTTTTACAACATCAGCATGCTGTAAAGGTATGGTGTGGATAAGAAACCAACAAATTTTTTTTATGTAAACTTCTAACTTTTTTATCAATGGTTGCTCGTAAATTATCTGCTGTAGAACAAATAAAAGCATGGGTTTTCCCTATTCTTTTATCAATTTTTGCAACATATATCTGGCAAGATATAAGAGAGATTAAATCAGATGTTAAAGCATTAATGCAGCAATCAAACATTGATAAAACTAGAATTGACAACTTGGAGCGACATGTGTTTTCAAGAGGGGTAGTAACACCTAAACCAACAAAAAATCTACCAACTATACCTAATACTGATATGATGTTAGTTTGTAATGGATTGTGTATAGATGGTAGAAATAAAAAAGTATTTGAAACAGAGTCTGTGTGAAAAAGTTGTTTAAATATATAGAACCAATTTGGTTGGGAACTAACAACAAGCTTTCTATTAGAAGAGTACTTGCGTTAGTGTTCTCTGTAGATCTTGTAAGAAACACCTCTCACATTATACATAAGTGGGAGATGGGAAAATCTTACGCAGATGTAGCAATGCTACTTGGACTTGAAGCTGCTCTTATAGCAGCTCTTTTGTCTTTAACAACTTATTCAAGCTATGTAAGTAGTAAGATTGATAATCAACCACTTGCGCCACCTGCAGAATAAACTAACAATATGAGCAAGAAAAGAGCATTTGTACGTTATACAAAATCTGGTGAGATAGTTCCAGGGTCGTTAATTATTACTACCAATGGAGGCTACCCAGATAAAAGTTCATTGTGGCAAGAGGTAATTGCTGATAAGTGTTGTGGTGATGGTGATAATGGTGGGAATTGTCCTCCAATAACACCTTTTTGTACAGAGAACTGGGCATTTGAAAACTTTGATGGAACAACATTTAGAAATGGTGATCCTATTCCTGAAGTGACAGATGATGCAGCATGGGCTTCTTTAACTACACCTGCATGGTGTTATTATAATAATGATACTGCATTTGGAAGAGTGTATGGTAAATTGTATAATGGATATGCAATTATGGACCCTAGAGGTTTAGCACCAGAAGGATGGCGAATTCCAGTTTTAGAAGACTGGCAAAATTTATTTAATTGCATAGATTGTAGTCCAAACGATTTATTATTTGGACCAGGTAGTAAATTAAAAACATCAGGTTTTATTGATAATAATACGGGTTTGTGGACAATAGGTTTTGGAATTTCTTCATCTACTAATGAATATGGTTTTTCAATTTTACCTTCAGGGTATAGATCTACTGATGGACAATTTTTAAGTTCAACAAATTTTACAGGTATTGTAGCAGGTGGTAACAATTATGCAAATTTTTGGACACAGGAAGAAAATATAACAAATCCAGGTTGGGTTGGTTGTATAATTTTTGATTCACAATATCATAGAGTACAGTATCAGGGTAATGATAAACTCTATGGACAATCGGTACGTTTAATAAAAGATATATAAAAAACCTTAAACCATGATAAAAGAAACAGCAATTTACGGATGTGGATGTGGAAAACCTAAAGGTGGAACCACTAGACCAAGACCTACAACACTTCCTAGACCTAAAAAATAATTAGACATGTCAAAAAAACGCGCGTTTGTACGCTACACTAAATCAGGAGAGATAGTACCTGGATCACTTATCATCACTACTAATGGTGGATATCCTGATAAGTCTTCTTTATGGAAAGAAGTGACAGTGGATCAATGTTGTGATGGTGGTGAGTGTTTTCAACCTGTTATAAAACAGTTAAATTATGGGGATTTAAGTTTAAATGTACCAATTAATGAAATTGGTATTCGCATAAACTGTGGAGAATTTACTAGTGAAGTTTATATTAGTCACAATTATACTATATTTCTTCCTAATATTGTGTTTACTAGTATTAGTGATGTAATTAATTACTTAAATAGTGATTTTTCATCAATTTTAGGGTATAACATTGGAACATTTGTATTTAATGGATCAGATATTATACTAAATACAACTACTGAATTTACACTATGTCCTTCTCCATTTAGGATTGACTTAATTTTACAAGAAGCTTAAAAGAATAAAACAAATGAACCTACCTAAAGCATATCAATGGTTAGCTCAAGAACCTGCTCCTAGACATCTTCTTAAAGCTGTAGAGCTTTTTGGTGTTACAGAGACAGTGGGATCTATACACAATCCTGTTATTATGGGATGGGCTAGAGAACTAGGACTACAGAATGTATATACATCGGATGAGATTCCTTGGTGTGGACTCTACACTGCTGTTGTTATACATAGAGCGCAGCGTCCTGTTGTAGAAAAACCTCTTTGGGCTCTCAATTGGAATAATTTTGGTGTAAGAGTGACCACTCCAATGCTTGGAGATGTTCTTACATTCACTAGAAAATCAGGTGGGCATGTAGGTTTTTATGTAGGAGAAGATGATACAGCATATCATGTTCTTGGAGGAAATCAAGGAAATAAGGTGAGTGTAGCAAGAATAGCTAAATCACGCCTATCACAAGCTAGACGCCCAGCTTATAATTCACAACCCACTAATATTCGTAGAGTGTTCTTAGCATCTAATGGTGCTCTATCAACAAATGAAGCTTAAAATTTAAAACAATATGTCATGCCAATCAGAAGAATTAAAGCACAAAGTCCTGATCCTTATTTAGGAAAAATACAAGGAGACACAGAACTAGCACGTCTAGCCCATCTTAACTATGTTATTGATGCAATTAATAATGGTGGAGGAGGTGGTGGAGGATCTCTCACTGTTAATGGATTTTCACCTGTTAATAATTTAACAATTGAAGGAACTAGTGTTCAATCTTGGAGTAATACAGGAGAGATGACATTAAAAGTTATAAGTGAACCATTACCCTATAAAGTATATAGAGCTAAAATAGCTATGCAAACAGTAGCATGGCCTGGATATGGTTATTTGTATAATTGGTATGCTGTTACAGATGTTAGAAAATTAGAAAATCCTAGTGGTGGTACAGGACTTACAGCTCCTAATGAATGGAGAGTTCCTAGTGATACAGATTATGATACATTGCAAACATTTGCTGGTGGTAGTTCATCTTCTTTTAATAAACTTAAATCTACATTAACTTCTACAGGTTATCCTTTTTATGGATGGTTAAGTAATGGTGGAGGAACAGATGATTATAATTTTAGTGCTTTACCTGGTGGAGTACGTAATAATATTGGAGTATTTGCTAGTATAGGTGTTTATAGTGGTTTTTGGACATCAATATCTTTTAGTGCTACAGATTCTTGGGTATATAATTTCAATTCTCCAGATTTTATTAAACAAGCTTATGATAAATCAAATGGTCTTTCAGTGAGACTAGTGAGAGAAGCAACAGCTGGAGAACTTCTTCTTAATGATGGTGATACGTCAGATACAAGCTCTTTAGATCCTTATACAGGAAATGATGGTAAGACATATGTTACAGTTAAAATAGGAACACAAATATGGCTTGCTCAAAATCTTAGAGAGACAAAATATAATGATAATAGTGATATTACAAATTGCTCTTATTTAGGAGGTGATTCAGATAATGGTGTATGGCAATCGAAAGGAACAATCCAAGAAGGTGCTTGGACTGCATATCGATACTTTTCGGGAGGTATTTTTTATCCAGTAGAATACAACCCAACCAGTGTTAGACTATTCTACAATGATGTATTAGAAAATACATTAGATGGAGGAGTTCCTATTTGGCTAGCTTTTGATTTTTTAGGTAGCCCAGTATATACATTAACAAAAGGTCAAGGATTAAAATGGAATAAAACTCATATTAAAATCACTCCAGGATATGATGTAAGTGATTTTCCTACAATTAATGAAAGAAGTCTTTTAATAAGAACAGCTATTGAAGGAATTCAAGATATTACTTTTAGACCTACAAAAAGAGATAATACAGGAGCTATTACAATAGAAGATTTAAATAACTATATTCAATCACAAATTTCTTATGTTTATGTAGAAATATTAGAATACACTCCTGCTTATTATGGAAGTGGTCTATCTGTTGCTCTTGGAGCTTCTAATCTTGAAGATGAAGAAGAAATTGTAGCTCTTACATATGAAATAAATGGTGTTACATATACAGAAGACTTAGAAGCTAAAAAGCTTTCTATTCAAATTGCTAAAATATACGATCAATTAGGAATATTTGATAAATATAAAGTATGATAGAAAGAGCAGTGTATTCACTATGGACAAGTCCTATGGAAGGAGAACATGTAGGATTTAATACAGAGGAAGCGTTGTTTGATTGCTTTAAGCTTTCTTTACATTACACTAAACAGTGGTTTAAAGAAGTGCATTTGGTGACAGATGTGAAAGGAAAAGAGCTTGTAGAAAAACATGCACTAGAGTTTGATAATATAAACACTGATTTAGAGCATGTTATGAAAGGTGTTTATAAGAATCATTGGAGTTTGGGAAAGATACATGCATGTAAAATACAAGACAAGCCTTTCATGCATATTGATATAGATGTTATATGGTTTAAGAAACCACCACAAAGTATATTAACATCTGACGCAAGCTTTCAATGTGTAGAAGATCAAACACAAGAATATTGGTATAAGCTCTTAATAGATCACGCTGATAAACATTACAAAGACAAACCTGAATGGTTTAATTGTAAAGAGATAAAAGCATACAACTGTGGGTTTATAGCATTTAATAAACTTGGTATTATAAAAGAGTGGTGGGATGAGGCTATTAAATATATAAAATATCTTGATAATTCAGGATTTGATTATAACCATCACCTTTCTTGTTTGATATATGAGCAGTTTGCTATATATCATCTATTAAAACATAGAAAATATCGAGTGGATGTATTATCAAATCATCATCCAAGTTCTAGAGGAAAAGGATGGATTCTTGAAGATGCTGCTAAAGCATTAGGATATACACATCTTATTGCTGCTTCTAAAAGAGAACCAGATATAGAAAAAAAGGTGAAGAGAAAGTTAGAAAAAATAATGAATAACGAATTAATACCTGTTTAACATGTATCTAGATTCACAAATGTTATACTTATTAAAGAGTATAAACAATAAGGTGTGCTGTTTAAATAATGATCCAGTTGTTCCAACAGGTCCTACAGAGATTACATTTGCTCCTTCTACAGCACAAGATAGTTTTGGGAGATTGAGAACATCTTCTCCTCTTACAATGTTTGATTCTAGTCATAGATTTGATGATAATGATTTGTGGGCTACAGCCACTGCTACTGGTGGAACAGCTGTATTTAATGCTAACCAAGGTCTTGTAGACCTTTCAGTGGGATCTTCTTTAGGATCTTCTGTTATTAGAGAAACTATCAAAGTATTTGCTTATCAACCAGGTAAGTCACTCTTAGCTCTTAGTACTTTTGTAATGAATCCTGCAAAAAATTGGCTTACACAAAGAGTGGGATACTATGGGGCTAATAATGGTTTCTACTTAGAGCAAGCAGGAAGTACAGTTTCTTTTGTAAAACGAAGTATTGTAACTGGTGCATTAATTAATACACCTATTCCTCAAGCGAGTTGGAATGGAGATAAACTAGATGGAACAGGTCCTTCAGGAATTACACTTGATCTTACTAAAGCTCAAATTCTTTGGATGGATCTTGAGTGGTTAGGAGTGGGTTCTGTAAGAATGGGATTTGTTATTGATGGACAATTTATTCTTTGTCACACGTTCCAACATGCTAATGTATTAGCTTCTACATACATTACAACAGCCTCATTACCACTGCGTTATGAGATATTTAATACATCATTTGCTTCTAATGAAGTTGATACTTCTACATTAAAACAAGTGTGTTCTACAGTGATATCTGAGGGAGGTTATGAACTTAGAGGTGCACAGCTTTCTGCTGGTACAACCATCACTGCACCAAGAACTTTTGCTGTAGCTGGTACATATTACCCAATTATGTCTATAAGACTTAAATCTACAAGACTTGATGCTATTGTTATCCCAACAGCTGTTTCTCTTTTAGGACTAGGTAATGGTAAAAACTACCAATGGAGAGTGGTGAATGGTGGTGTTACAACTACTGGTGGATCATGGTTAACAGCAGCAGCCGATTCTTCTGTAGAATATAATGTTTCAGCTACATCTGCAACTGGAGGAAGAGTGTTAGCTAGTGGGTTTGTAAACTCCTCTAATCAAGGATCTCCATATTTAAGCATACTAAAAGAAGCATTGTTTAGCAATCAGTTAGAAAGAAATAGTTTAACAGGAACACCTTATGAGTTAGTTGTAGAAATGTCTGTTAGCACAACATCTGGTGGTGAAGGAGCTTATGCTTCTATGGATTGGGAAGAAATAAGTAGATAATATGACACAAGGAATATACGATAAATTAGAAGAGACACTTAAGTTGTTAACAAATATTAACAAACAGCTTTGTTGTGAGCCTACGCCTCCTCCTCCTAGTACCACTACAACTTCTACTAGTACAACAACTAGCACAACAACACAACCAGGTGAATTTTTTAGAGCTAGTTGGTTTCTTTCATTAGATTCATGTTTAAGACAAGGAGTTGTAGCACAAAGAAATGGTTGGTATAATGGTAATACAGTTGCAAGTATCGGTGCTAGCAATCCTAATTTTGTAAATATGGTGATTGTAAACTATGAAGCAACGGGTGGGGCTACTACAAGATTAACAAGATCTCTCAGAGAAACATCGTTATCACCATTACAATCAGTAAGTCCTACGTACACTACATTTGATACTATTACAAACGCAGGTCTTTTATCAAGTATAAAAGAAAATTATCAATATGCTGTAAAAATTATTAATAGTACATTTTTATCAACTAGAAATGCTGTACCATTTGTAAAAAGAGTGAGTTCTCCTAATGGATTAGGCACTGGAGTAGCTCATGATGGTTTATTTTTGATAGGAATTGATTTTGATGCAACAGGAAATGAACTTGAAGGATATAACTATTTATATCAACCGTATAATCAAATAAATTTACCTGGAACAATTACATTACCTTTTCCTTATAACTCATATTTTGGAGGACCTGCTACAGCAACTCTTTCTAATACTCCAATAAGTTTATATTCACCAAGTACATCTTGGGTAAATAATGTTACAACAATACCAGCATTTGGTATAACTATAAGAGAAAACTTTACAATACCTCCAGGATGGTAAAACAATAAATTATGGAATATAATATAGAAGATCAGTTAATTAAAGGAATGGAGTTTGGAGCATTAACAATTAGTGTTTCAGAAGAAACATTAATATCAAGTATTGCAATAAATACAGTGTTATTAGGTGTAAGTTATTATGATGGTGTATTAACAGTTAATCAACCGTTATTAATGTCATCATCTTCTACACCTACAGAAGCATATATAGATGATAATAAAATTTTAAAACTTAGATAACTATGGCACTAGGACTATACGAATTGATAAACAACATTAACAAGCAAATAAAATCTATTTGCTGTAAGGTGAACGCTCTATTAGATAGTGGAGCTGGTTCATATAAAGTGTATACAGCTTTATTAACACAGAGTGGTGGAGATACTGGTTCTGAAAGAAATGATGGAGATTTAATTGTAGGTGTAACATATACTATACAAAATTCTGGAGGTGATTTTACAAATGTAGGAGCACCAAATAATAATGTAGGAACATCATTTGTAGCAACAGGAACTACACCCAATAATTGGGGAGGTAGTACTTTAGCATATGTAGAAGGAGCTCCAGTAGTAACAGTGTTAGAGAATACTATTGGGAATATTTGGTTTACGTATAATGATGTTGGAGTATATCATATTAATTCTATTGGTTTGTTTAATGAAAATAAAACTTTTGTAACCATATCACCAACTGTTCAAAATTCTGGTGATTCGTTAGGCCAAACTATACAATTTGTTGGTGGGTCTGAATCAACAATTAATACATTAGTTATTCAAACTGAAGGAGCTTTACAAGATGGGATACCTAATAACACCCCAATAGAAATAAGAGTGTACTCGTGAGCAATAATAATTGTATATATTTTCACTATAATCCAGTAAAACAAGAAATATTTTATGTTGGTATAGGTAATGAAAAGAGACCACATAGTAAACA